TTAAATTTCTTTCTCTTTTTTTTCAAAAAATGAATCAAAATGACTGGCTGCTGCTTGATCTGCTTCAGCTAAAACATGTCCGTAAATATTCATAGTGGTGCTGATATTTGAATGGCCTAACCGTTCGCTAATTACTTTAGCGTGTACACCTTCATTAATTAATAAGGTAGCCGATGTATGTCTGAGAGCATGAAACCGAATGTGCTTAAAGTTTTCTCTTTTTGTAAACCTTCGCCAGCGTTTGCTAATGCTATCAGGACGAATAGGTTTTCCAAATTCATTCCCGAAGATAAAAAAATGACCTTTCCATTCCCATAATTCGTCAACCTGTGATTTTTCTTCGCTTCTAATACCCTTTAATTGTTTCAATTGAATCATTAATGAACTTGGAGCTGATACCATACGTTCTCTGCCATTCTTTGTGGATTTTATCTTTACACCTTCTCCAACAACCTCAGTTATAGCCTGTTCGATGTATATCGTTCCTTTATTAAAGTCAATATGCTTCCATTCAAGTGCAGCGATTTCACCTTCACGGGCACCGGTCGTAATCGCAAGCATGACAAGTACTCTCCAATGGAAGGGCTCTTTTTCTAGCAAATTCGATAATTGTTTTAAATCCTCTCTAGTATATACTTCGGTTTTTGGTCGCTTTGCTCTGGGGACTTTCACTGAGGAAGCAGGATTTTCTTTTATCAGCTTCCAGTCATACGCACAGGCCAAAATGTTATTAAATGCTTTATAACAGTTACTTATTGAGGAATCAGATAAAAGGCCTTCTTTACCGTCTAAACGTTGGCCATCTTGTTTTAAATCATTAATGAAATTGACAATATGCATGGTTTTGATATCAGTGAGTTTCATATGACCATATTTAGGAAGAATCCTAACCTTAAGTAGATCACTGTAACCGCGTGATGTATCATCGGTAAGATTTGTCTTTGCGTATTTATTTAACCATTCAGGATAAAACTTATTAAGTGTCATTTTTTCTTCGATTTTAATATAGTTCCCGGTCAAAATTTCAGCTTCAAATAAACTAAGTAACTTTTTAGCTTCAGTAGGATTTTTGGCTTGAACGGTTTTTCGTTCCTTAATTGCAGTTCCTTTCTCGTCATAACCAATATTCACTGTAAGTCTATATTTATCTTTCCCGCGTTTTTCGATATATGCCAAAATATTCTACAACCTTTCATTTATTGTTTTGTCGGCAACCATTGCGGGCAACCTTTCCGACAGTGTTTCCGACAAACCTTCCGACAACCTTTCCGGCAATGCTTCCGCATTAATTAAACTAAACGAAACTAAACTAAACGAATAAAGAGGATGAAGAACGCGAGCGCCAAAATCTTCAATTCAAATTCCTATTTTCATCAGAAATAAAATGAGCAGGAGTCACTATGTACCTTTCAATGTCATATTGCAATTTACCGTCGACTAGTTTAAGATTCGTTAATAATGGCACTCTAACCATTTGCATGCCTTTTCGCTTAGCTTGTTTTATTTGGTCGTGTATATTTATTTTTTCAATGTCGTTTTTCGTAATCATCTTGTAAACCTCCTGAATGGAATATATGTTCTATTTTATCTTTAAAAGAAAAGCCATAAAGGCTTATGAATATAAAAGATTAGTTCATAGCTATATAAAAAAGGATGTGTTAACAATGGAAAGTAGGAATGGATTTAGTATTCGTTTAAGTCAAAATGAAATTCAAATTCTTATTGATTGCCTTAACTTTATTGATTATGAGTTTGGTATTGAAGAGTGCCAAGAAAGTGTTTTACGAAATAAATTAATTTCGTACGTTGAAGATAAATTCGACAATTATTCTAATTCCTGAGATTATTTGTTCTGCATCCCATTGCTCGATCTTTCCAGTTTTACTATGAGCACCACCACGTCGCAATTCATTAATGGCTCTTATTCTGTGATTAAGCCTTTCATCTATCACATTTTGATTTAGTAAAATTTGAGCATAATTTAAGGTATATTTTTTTCGATCCTCTTTAGGTAAATAATCTTCTCCTAACTTGTTAATTATAGAAATTTTTAATAGTGTTTCTAATGAGACAGCAGCGGTAACAATAGAAGCCAAGAACAGTTCTGAATTATATGCTTTAACTGACTCTTCTAACTCATATTTAAATTGTTCGTTATTTACCAAACTATAAATTAAATCCATCTCAAAAAGAGGGAAGTCGCTAGAGGGCATATTTGCTTCTTTAAATGCCTTAGAAAACTCGTAATTATGATAATGTTCATCACATTTCTCTCTACCTGATTGTTCAGAATAAGGAATATGAAAATTAATATCAGGTTTAGGGAAGTTCATTCCATAATTTCCTTTATCATTTTCTATATATTTACCTATCTTAGCCTTTTCTAACAAACGTTTATCCTGAATATGTTCTGGCATATCCTTAATTTTCGCGTATTCATCAGTATCTTGAATAAAATCAGTAATATACCTTACTGTATCCTCATTGCTTTTGGAGTTTGAGAAAAAAATGTAATAATTATAGTTTTGATAAATAATTATTACTTCTATTGGATTAATAAAAGGGAAAAAATCTGGTTCTTCTTCCGATATACTTTTATAGAATTTCTCAACTCTTTCCCTATAAGCTTTAAAATATAGTTTGTAGTATTTTTCTGCTATTCGAAAAGATTCATCTGCAATTTCTAACTTTATCTCTAATGATAAATCACTCAATACAGCTCCTACCCTTCCTGCGAAATCGATATTTGTTTGTAAATTAAAACATCTTGCATACTTGTTCTGTTTTGTGTTTAAAAGAAAAGCCCTATGAAAATAGAGCTATTATTATTTTATATTTCGCGTGTGTAATTTTTTGATGTTTTATGGTTATTCATTTTTACTTATTTAATTGTTCGATAGCGTAATCAGCTTCTTGTTGCGTGAATTTCTCTCCATGTTCAGAAGTCAGTTGGTCTCTTATCGCTTCAGGTGACATACTCATTGTTTCCTGATAAGTTTTCGCTTTTGCTAAGGCATTTTCTTTAAAATCACCTTTCAGATTGTCAATTGCATACTGTGCTTCATCGGCAGTAAATTTTTCACCACTTTCAGAAATAAGTTGTTCATAGATTCCTTGTTTTGACATTTGCATAGTTTTTGAATAAGTTTCAGCCTTTTTCAAAGCGTTTGCTTTCCAATCAAATTCAAGATTATCCATTGCATACTTAGCAGATTCTGCGGAAAACTTTTCACCATATTCTGAAGTTAATTGTTCAAAAATAGCATTTTTGGACATGTTAATTGTTTTTGCATACGTTTCAGCTTTTTTCAAAGCGGACTTATATTCTCCAGGAACGTTATCCTCTTCCTTTGATACTTCCTTTGATACTTCATTCGTTTGTTCCTCTGAACTGGTTTCTTCAGGTTGAGTCTCTGTTATTTCTTTTGTAGATTTATCTTTGCTAGAAGTTTCATTTGGTTCTTCTTCGCCTGATGTTGCGATACTACCAATAATAATGATTGCTAAAACCCATACCCACCATTTTTTATAAAATGGCTTTTTAATTTTCTCTTTCGACACGAAAAACTCCCCTTTTTTTTAATAAATTTATGTATAAATGGGCGCAAAACCCAGTGAAACCGTAAAATAAAAACACGAATGTATTTTCGTGATGAAATCGTAGTGTGTGAATATACCTAGTCGTTGTGTAAAAATTTTTAAGATGACTTTCTCTCTTTTTATATCCACTCAAAACTACATAATCTCTCTTTCAATTGCACAAAGCCATCGACGCGGTGATGAAAAGTAAGTTCTAATCGGAAATGAACAAAATCTTCTGTTACTAGAAAGTGATCTGCAATGTCCGTAATCATGACGGGCTCATATATAGCCGTAGCGTATACATCTTTCAAGAACTTTGCTGGTAGCAGCAGATAGGCAGCCATTCTTTTAGCTTGATTTTCTTGTTTAGCTATCATGTATTTGTTCGCAGTGAGTTGTGATGAATAATGTGAATATATATGACAAAATTCTTCAGCGAGAATAATCTTTTTTTCAACTGCATCTAAGGATGGTTGAAGATATATCGTACCTTTTCTTCCTGTAGACTTAGGGACAGAAAAAGATTTTAAGTGTTTGATAGAATTAAAATCTAAGTCTTTACTAATAAAAGGTTCTTCTAAAGGTTTAACACTGATTCCATACCTCCAGCAAATGTCGAACATATCAATCTGATCTGCTGAGTTGTAATTAAAATGAGATAGAACCTTTTCAGCTCTCTTTTCCCAATCGTCAGTATTTGTGGCTAACTGCGACAGTTGCATAAAACACATCCCCGAATCAAAAAATGTTGAATTAAATAGATTATTACCTTGAAATAGAAAAATAGTTTATATTTTCCGTATGTAGATAAAAAATAAACACGACATTTGCGAAGTCGCGTTAATCCTCAAAATCTCCGAAGCCATCTCCGTATTTTTCATCATCATCTTCAAGAAACAACTTCTTAGCCTTTTGTAGCTTTATTAATTCTTTTACCTTTTTTTCTGGGTCCGTTGCTAAATCGTGAAACAGAATAGGGTATTTTTTAAGTTCTTCAAAAATCTTAAATTCCTCTGGAGATAAGGTAATTTCTTGTCCTGATACTGAAACTCTTTGTTGGTGTTGTTCTTTTGTTCGATTCAAGAGAAAGTCTGTAGTTACACCGAATAGATCAGCGAAAATCTTTAATTCGATAGCTTTTATAGGACGATCACCAGTTTCAATTCTGTTCATAACACTAGAATTTAGATTAGCGCGTCTAGCTAATTCTCTTTGACTCCAATTTCTTTTTTCTCGTAACTCTACTATGATTTCCCCAGTATCCATAAATCCACCAACTTTCTATATTAGCAATTAAATTTTAGCACGTTTCCAAAATAGAAAAAAGAAAATTTCTAAAAGAGAAACGAAAAGTGTTGACGTTGCTAAAATAGAAATGTATTATAAATTCATAAGGTTGCTAAAACAGCAATGCAAGGGAGGTAAACAATGAAAACACTTCAGTTGGAATATATTAAACGCAGAAGACAAACTCTTGGTATTTCACTTCAAGAGATGGCCGAATGGTTAGGTTTTAAAAATGCTTCAACGTATTTGAAATACGAAGCCGGCACTTACGCATTCAAAGCAGAACAATTACCAGGGCTTGCAGGAATATTAAATTGTGAGATAAATGATTTTTTTGCCCAAAAGGTTGCTAAAACAGCAATTTAATTCAGAAGGGACTTAATTGAACCAAAAGCGAAAAAAACAAGTTATAAACGAACTGATAAAGGTTCTGGCAATCAACAATATAACTTTTGAAGAGGTTCCAGAGCTTTTAAAAAGCATGCAACTGGAACTAAGCGATATTTGCCAGCAACAAGTAATTCAAAATCCTTAGTCTGATTAAGACAGGGAGTGAAGAACTCCAAGAAAGGAGATGAGAAGGTGAGGCCATTAACTGTTCAGAATGTTGCTGAATACCTAGGTGTTCACCCCGATACCATCTACACGATGGTGAAGCAAAAACAGATTCCTCATTTCAGGGTTCGTCGTAGAATCCTTTTTAGTACAGAAGCAATCAACGATTGGATTAAAAAGCAAGAATCCCAATATGAGCTGGAGGTCATCTGATGGACATCCAAGAAATGCTTCGTGCCTCAGAACTACGAACTGACATTTTGACAATCGTTAATTATTTAACCACCGATGATAGTTATTCAAAAGAAGAAGCGACTGCTGAACTTCTTGAATTGCTTGATAAACATAATTTATAGGAGGTCTAAATGAATCAATTACAAATCATAAGTGATAATGGTCAGCTGTTAGTTGATAGTCGTGAAGTAGCTGAAATGGTTGGGCGAGAACATAAAGAAATTTTAGCCATGATTGAAGGTCAAAAACACAAAGACGGCAGAGTAAAACATATCGGTTTTTTACCCACAATTTCTGAAAGTGGACTTTTCCCACCATCTGAATTTTTTATAGAAAGTAGCTTTAAAGTATCGGGTAATAACAAGTCTTATAAATGTTATCTTCTCACCAGAAAAGGTTGCGACATGGTAGCGAATAAAATGACTGGTGAAAAGGGAGTGCTCTTCACAGCATCCTATGTAACCCAATTCGAAAAGATGGAACAAGAACTGAAAGAACGATCTTTCCAACTACCTACAACGTACAAAGAAGCTCTTCTTCAGTTAGTTGAACAAGTCGAGGCTCGAGAACAACTGGAAGTTAAAACGCTCATGTTAGAGCAACAAGTTGCTGAATATGAACCTAAGATTACATACCTAGATACGATACTCAACTCAGCGGATTCAGTAACGATTTCTCAAATAGCAGAAGATTACGGAATGTCTGCTCAAAAATTTAACAAGCTCCTTCATGAGAACGGGATACAGCACAAGATTAACGGCCAGTGGCTTTTGTATACCAAACATAAAGGTGAAGGTTACACCAAATCAAAAACCGCAGATGTAACCAGAAAAGACGGTACGAAAAAGATTGTCATGAATACTCAATGGACCCAAAAGGGAAGATTGTTCATCTATGAAACACTTAAAAATAAAGGGATCTACCCAATGATGGATATTGAAGTAGATCGTAAACTTCGATTAGTTGGTTTGTAAGTTTACCCGAAAGAAAGAAGCTGCCAGGCTTTTCATGTAAATCTTCCGGGTAACAAAATCAAGTAGATATTCTAGTAATCTAGTTTCTACCTATATGTAAATTTTACTAATTTTAATAAATAAAATCTGTCCGGATTCTGCACATGTGCAATATCTGCACAATAAAGGGAGGTGAGCATATTATGCAATTTGGTTCAATGCTTCGAAAGACAAGGATTCGCTCTGGGTTTAGCCAAGAGGAACTAGCTGAAAAGATATTTCTTTCTCGAAGTGCTGTTTCAAGATTAGAGAATGACAAATTGGAATTAAAGTTAGCGGATGCTATTAGATGGTTCCAGGCTACTCAAGCTCCAGAAGCGCTGGCTGCTCTTCTATGCGGAGTAGACATCTCGACTGTTGTTCAAAACCTATCAACTTTAATTGGAGGGTTTATTATATGGATTTAACTAAAAATTCAGTTTTATCACAAGACATACAGCGAGCTGCTAGAGAATTTGGCGCTATACATAGCTGTTATGGGCGAATTGAAAAATCACTTTATGAAGGGAACTTTAAAGAAGCGAAATTGACCGCACGGGACCTTAATAATTCAATTATTGAACTAGAGAAAATGCATCTTAAAAAACTTGAATACGATAGATTTTTGGAAGTTGCTAAGGAAGTGAATACTCGTACATTGCAGATGGTGGTAGATGCGCGATGAAGTTGCCAAATTTGGATGATATGACTGACGCTGAAGCAATTGATTGGTGTAGAAAAGAGATGGCTAAGAGAGCTAGGGAATTAAGTATAGATACCCCATACGGTCATAGTTTGCTTGAATGGAAAAAACGATTGAATAAACGCTTAGAAGAGAATCCGAAAAAAGAGACTGAACAGCTTTCAATGTTTTGAAAAGGAGGATTTACATGAAGATCACTGCAGGAGAATGGTTAAGCCTTTCTGATAATGAAAAAGGCGCATTACTAAAATTAGCACAAAAAAAGCAGTAAGCGGTAACTTACTACTTTCGGGAAACAAATATTCGATTTGTTAGTTCTATTATAGCAGTTTATCACTGCTGCGGCAAATGTACGTTCCTGCCGTCGAGCTTAGGAAAGGGACTCCTCCTAGTCCTGTTTGGTAAGCCGCCTAAGTTCGACGGTGTGAATGCACCAAAATTCATTTATAAGGAGGTGTAAAAGGTGCGAGATCATCCAGTAATTGAAGAAACAGAGCGAACTGGTTATCCGAATATGGTAGATCAACTAGAACACGCTGGCACTGATTATTTCGGAACAGAGATTCTATCAGGTGATGATTATGTTGAAATCGATGGTGAATTGATTTTGAAAGCTAATCTTGAACGTTTTCTTGTAGAAGAATATCAGGCTAAATTTTCAACAGCAATATAAAAATGGCTCCTGCTGAGAACAGGAACCAATGATTTTAAAATAATTTGATTACCGTCATTCTAGCACATTGTCCAGTGACGGTAAAGGAGGACTATTTTATGGCAATGAATATGAATGCAATTTCTACTCGTGATATGAGCCGTATGGAATGGCTTGAAGAGCGTACTAAAGGAATCGGTGGCAGTGATGCTGGAATCATTCTCGGCTTAAATAAATACCGTACAGCATTTGAATTATGGCTTGAAAAAACGGGACAAGTTACACCACAAGAAATCGATAATGAAGCCATCTATTGGGGAAACGAGATGGAAAATGTGGTTGCCAAGGAATTTGAAAAGCGCACAGATAAGAAGGTACGCCGAACAAACTTCATGTACTCTCATCCAGAATATCCGTTCATTAAAGCTAACTTGGACCGTATGGTGATCGGAGAATCTGCTCTGCTGGAGTGCAAGACAGCCAGTGCGTATCTAGCGAAAGAGTGGGAGTCAGACGAAATTCCTGCCACCTACCTTGTACAAGTTCAACACTATTTAGGTGTTACTGGTAAGGAAAAAGGTTATATTGCGGTACTTGTCGGTGGTAATAAGTTTATCTGGAAAGAGGTTGAACGAGATCAAGAACTGATAGACGTGATCTTCGAAGCTGAAAAGCATTTCTGGGAGTTTCATGTTCTGCAAGGAATTCCTCCCGAACTGGATGGATCCAGTGCAGCTGAAAAATACCTCAAAGAAAAATATGACCGTGCAGAAAAGGATAAGGAGATTATTCTCCCATCTGACTATAAAGAGTATTTATCTCAATACGAAAAAATCAAAGCTGATGAAAAACTCATCAAGTCCGCAAAAACGGAAATTGAAAATAAAATCAAGGCTGAACTAAAAGACTCTGAAACAGGACTGGTCGACAGCTTCCTTGTATCTTGGAAAAACCAATCACAAAGCAGAGTCGATACAAAGACTTTGAAGGAGAAATTCCCTGACGTTTACCGTGAAGTCTTGAAAGAAACGAGTTTTCGTAAATTCGCTGTGAAGGAGATGGCTAATTAATGGCTACAAATGCTGCTTTAAAAAATCAATTAGTAAATAAACAGGATGCTACAACGCAAGTTTCTGCTCAATCTCTTGGGCTTAAAAACTTACTTGGTGCACCGACCATGAAGAAGAAATTTGAAGAGGTTCTAGATAAAAAAGCTCCACAGTTTATGACATCGCTTTTGAATTTATATAATGGCGATCCGAATATCCAAGCAGCTGAGCCAATGAGTATCGTTTCATCTGCAATGGTAGCCGCAACGCTGGATTTACCTATCGATAAGAACTTGGGTTACGCCTGGATAGTTCCTTTCTATGACAGTAAAAAAGGGCATAAGGCAGCACAGTTCCAACTGGGTTATAAGGGATACATCCAGTTGGCACTTAGAACAGGACAATACAAAAAAATTAATGTCAGTCCTGTTTTTGAGGGTGAACTAGTGAAATGGAACCGAATCACGGAAGAATTAGACCTTGCCTTAGATGCAGCCGCAAGCGACAAGATAATTGGATACTGTGGTTATTTTAGACTGACAAATGGCTTTGAAAAAACGGTTTATTGGACTAGAGATGAAATTGAAGCACATCGAATTAAGTTTAATAAAGCCAAGGACAAAACGAGTTTAAACAATGTTTGGCGATCTGATTATGACGCTATGGCTATGAAAACTGTACTTAGAAACATGCTTGGCAAATGGGGTATTCTTTCTATCGAGATGCAGACAGCTGTCACGGAGGATGAAAAGGAACCAGAAATGAAGGATATTACAGATGAGGCAAGTGAGGTTGAGGATTTTCCAGAACCAGAGATCATTGATGCGGCCCCTAAAACAGGAAAAACTGATTCGAAAGAAAAGCCTTCTGTCATTGATCAGGAAATTCAGTTTGACTGATGAGTAATTTTGAATATAAACAAATGTCCTCCTTCCTCGAAAGTTGTGGGAGGAGGCAAAGGATGAGGATCACTTAAAAAAGCTTATCCTACAGTATATGAAGGTTTACCCGGATTATACCGTTATCTCAGTAAAAAATGGCTTTGCAGTCTGTGTAAAACAATAAAGAGAGGAGGTACATCGTGAATTACATAAAGCTCATTAATGCATTCTATGATCGGCTCGAGACGAATTCACTTAGCACATCGGCAATTGCTTTATGGCACGCATTAGTGCACGTAAACAATAAGGCAGGATGGCAGAGAGAATTTTCGGTGGCTGTATCGGTGTTATGTATTAAAGCAGGCCTCTCTGAAAGAACAGTTAATAATGCCAGAAATGATTTAAAGATTAAGGGATTCATTGATTTTAGGTCTAGGAAGGGAAATCAAGCAGCCATCTATAGTTTAGTAGATTTGTCGGCAACCATTGCAGGCAACCTTTCCGACAATGTTTCCGACAACCTTTCCGACAATGCTTCCGCATTAATTAAACTAAACGAAACTAAACGAAACGAAATAATTAATAAAGATGATGCGCCAGCTAAAGAAAATCCATTTCGATTTTACGAAGAGAACGGCTTTGGTGTAATTGGCAGCTATATATCAGAAAAGATATCTACCTGGTGTGAAGACCTTTCGGATGAACTAGTTGTATTGGCCATGAAGCGTTCAACAGAACAGGGTAAAAAGACGTGGAGATATGTTGAAGCCATCTTAATAGATTGGTTCGGCAAGGGCCTTAAGACAGTGGCTGATGTAGAAGCCTATGAGCTTGAATTTAAAGAGAAGCAAGCTCAGAAACAGAATAAGGTTACTCCATACAGAAAAGGTTCGGCAAGAGTTGAGGTTGTTCCAGAATGGATGCAAAATAAGCCATCCGATGAGCCTAATGAACCTGCGAATATTAAAGATTTGGAAGATCGTAAACGTAAAATGGAGCAGATGTTTCAGCAAATAAATCCATAGTTGGAAAGGAAGGATGTTTGATGGTTAGGGAAATTAAATATAGAGCAAGAGTATTAAACTCGAAGAAATGGATATATAGACAACCGTTTCACATAAGAGGGACATGGTACATGTACAACAGTTTGTGGGATATCGTTCCAATTCAACATAAGACATTAGGGCAATACACCGGCTTAAAAGATAAAAATGGTGTGGAGATTTATGAGGGGGATATTTTTTACGCTCCTGGAAATATCGCTGGAGAAGAATTTATCGGTGTTGTTGAATGGGATTCTGAATCAGCGAGATTTATAACAAGGGGATATCCATACTTAACAAATGAAGATTGTTTCGTTAAAGGAAACATTTACGAAAACCCTGAGTTATTGGAGGTGGCGGAATAATGGGATTACTTTACCAAGCTGTACAATCTCAAAATGAAATGAAACGGAATTTTGTCCTATCCAAACTAAAAGAAATGGGTATACGTCGTTCTCGTACAGGATCACCTATTGATCTACTAACTTACGAGGAATTGAAAATTGAGCATGCTAGAGCATCGGCGGTGAGGTCATGAATTGTCCAGTATGTAACCGCCCATTAAAAAGTGCAAAAAGCATCGCTAAAGGCATTGGTCCTGTTTGTGCAACTAAGGTAAATAAAATAGACAATGAAGCTCCTAAAGATCAACTAAAAATGGAATTGAAGGTGGAATAATGGCTACTAAATACGGCAACAAGAAGGTCATGGTGGATGGCTATAAGTTCGACAGCATTGCAGAATCTACATATTATGGCCAGCTTAAATGGCTAAAACAAGCTAAACAAATTAAATCATTCAAACTGCAACCACGGTATCTTTTGCAGGAATCATTCAAAAAGAACGGCGTCACTTTTCGAATGATTGAATATGTTGCAGATTTTGAGATTCATAATTTGGACGGTTCCATTGAAATTGTAGATATAAAGGGAGCTCCACCAACTGAAGCTTTTAAATTAAAGCATAAGCTTTTTGAAAGATTATATCCGGAAAAATTGTCAGTGATTTTTCACAAACCTGAGTATGGCGGTTTTATAACGTGGGAGGATTTGAAAAAGCTTGAAAAGAAGGCAAAGCCAAATGCGCGAAAGGCAAAGAAACTGGGTGTTCCTACATCGAAAAGAAAAAGGGCGTAGGGTCTATATCTATGAACCTTTACGCAAGAAGCAGCTGGCAGTGAAATTGAAGCAAGGGTGGGTTGTTTATGAATAATGCATTGAAACAGCAAAAGGTTTCTCCTTTTAATCCAGATATCATGACAGCCTTTAACCGCGGCTATGCTGCAGGTGCTAAACAGCAGCAAGAATCGGATGCTGATAAATTTGTGAAACTTTTAGAAAACCTTGAAACCGTTCCTGGAATTGATGAGAAGACGGCGGCAAAAATTGCGAAGTATTTTATGCAGCAATTTGATGAAAGGGAAGGGAGCGATAAATTTGAAAGCCAAAGATAGCATCTTAAATGAAGGTGATTGGATAATCCTTAAGGGGAACTTCCGGTTTTCAGGATATATTGAAAAAGTTTCTTTAATAAGAAAACAGTATTACGTTTGGTTTACAAGGACTCCTATTGAAACAGAAATCAATTCACCGATGTGGGTAGATTTCAATTGTGCTGTTCTTTATGAATTTTCTCTTGAAGATGATGATCTATATTCCATGATGGATTTCGCTCTGGATACGGAGGATAGACAGTGGTTTGATGAGTTGCAGGATAAATTGCCACAAGAATTGCCTTTTTGAATTACCCGTAAATGAAGGGATGGAAATCCAAAATACTGAGCATCTAAAGATGCTCAAATGTTACTTAAAGAATTCATAAAAACCCATATTCATTGGATAAAACCAGATATAACACCCACTAAGCATAGTACATCCAAAAAGGAAGTTAGATATAAATTTTGGTAGCTTTTCAAATAGGAAGAACCAGATAAAGCCTAAAGCAAACAAAATAGCTGCTAAAACAAGTATTGGACCTATAAATTGTATTGTATTAATCTCTACACCTTCAAATATATTCACACTTAACACCTCGTCAATAATTTAATTTACTAGGAAATTATAATCTAAATGGGAAAATTATAATAGTGATTTAGACCTAATAAACAAAGGAGAGAGAACATGCAACTCGATTTATGACACAAACTGTATAGTAAAAAAAGCCAGGATCTCTCCTAGCTTTACAAATTTAATCTTTGTTTGGAGTATCTAAATGAAGTGGTGGAGGGACCAACCAACCTTTTTCTTTGTTTAATTTCAGCACCTTAGCTCCAAATATAGCCTTATTTATATGGAATTGACCAAACATAGCAGCTATGTCTTCACGAATGGATTGACCCATAATCGTGCTACAAGCTACTAGCCCTTTTGCTACATCCATGGACAAGGCGGCACTAATTTCTGGGTCAGCAAACCGAGCTCCAATAGGAATATCTTCTAACTTTGCTACTGGGCGTTCAGGTGGTGACGGAGGGAGGGCTATCCCATTAGCTTTCAATAACTCCTCAATCTGTTGATTTTCGGTTTTAATACCCTGGATAGCTTCTTGAAGCAGTTTCTTTAAGTCGTCGTCACCTGCATGGTTGACGAAAGTTTGATACGCAACGAGACACCCTTTATTTACAGCAAGGTATGTCCAAGTACCAAAAACTTCACCATAGTGCATTGGTTCATCTTGTGGGTTTCCACTCAAAATTCCCATAATCGCGCTCCTTATCATATTGAGTTTCATCATTTTCTCCTTTAACAAGGAAATAGTACCAATAATTAGTGTGCGACTTTTTGGCTAGGAATATTCATTTGTTTGTAAAACTGAAATAGTGAACAGTTCGATTAAATTGTGCAGAAAGGAGAATTAAAATATTTCAAAGCAATTGAAACATAGTTCATTCCATATACAAAAGAAAAAGCGCCCAAAAAAGAGGGCGCTAATGATAGATGTAAATTAAGTAAATTATAATCTAATTATTTAAATCAAAAAGACCTGGGGCATGTTCATTAGGCATTTCAGGCATTTCAGGTACTGGATATCCTTTCGGTGGTTCTGTAACTTGGAGGTCTCCCTCATTTCTACTCGGGGTAGTACCCTGGAATATTTCACCTATAAGTGTATCATCCAACCTGAAGTTGAACTGTGCATTATGGAAACCCATCTCAACATATTTGCGACACTCAGGATATTTATTCAAATCGTAATTAGGAATCGGGAATAATTTACCCCAATCCACTCCTAATGTTTCCAATGCTTTAGCAAATGCATTTTGGTGGGCATTATCACGAACAATTAAAAAAGCAATTGTTTCTCTTAATGTTTTATTACTGCTCATTTCGTAAATTCTTGATTTTTGAAGCACTCCAGTTGATTCAAGAACAACATTATTTAGAAGGTTCGCGGCTAGGTTACCATGGTCATATACCCAAGATCCATTCCATGGATTGCCGCCTGCATCTTCAGGAAGTGAAGCTTTTGCACCCATAATAAAGTGATGAGGATTAGCACCTCCTTGAATCACTCCATTTAAGGGAGCTTCGTCATTGGCCTGATTTCCAGGCATATTTCCACCAGCATCATTTAGTAGTTGATTGATGGTAGATTGAACAAGTTCTACATGACTAAGCTCTTCTAGAAATACTCCTCTAATGAGGTCACGGTAAGGCTTTGCTTTCCCTCTGAAATTGGCACTCTGGAAAGAGTATTGCATCATCGTTCTCATTTCACCGAATTGTCCGCCTAGAGCTTCTTGAAGGACTTTCGCGGCATGAGGATCGGGTTTATCCGGAACAATCATATTAATTAAATCTTCCTTATAAAAATACATGGGTTATCATTCTCCTTATATTTATAATGCCTAACCATTAGTGAATTATTCAAAAAAGCAGGTATAGTATCCGTAGCATAATAGAAGCAAAATTGAATGTAGAGCAGAAGTTAAAGAATCGATAAATGTAAATGATCATGTGGCATAGTAAGAAAACGATGAGTAGTAGACAAAGTAATGAGGCATTGCGAGGTGATAGGAATGGAATTAAATAAGAGGCTATTCTAGATTAAAAATATTCAATCTTAACTCATGTTGAAATGCTTGAAGGTGAGCAGTTTTACTCACCTTCTTCAAGGAAGTTATTCATCATCTTTTAATTTCGATAAATCTTTTTCTTCGCCAAACTCAGTAGAATAATTAAGGTTTCTATTGCCTTGTAGGTTCGTGTTACGTTCAACCTCTTCGTTCATTGGAGCAAATAAAAGAGTTAAACAAATTAAACCACTTATACCTACAAGGCCATAAATTAACCTGGACAAAAAGGCATCTTGTCCACCAAAGATTGTTGCTACTAAATCAAATTGAAAAAATCCAATTAGACCCCAGTTAACAGCGCCGATAATAATTAAAGCTAAAGCTATACGTTGTATTATTTTCATGGATAAAACTCCTTCATTAAATAATTCTTTAACAGTAATAACTTTTGTATAATAATTCGATTTTATACTAAACATTAGCGGATTTTGGCATATTGTTCTTTAAACTAATTGGAGTAATTAAAATTTTAGTGAAGAGTGCATAAATCAGGACTCATTAAAAGGAGGCTTTCAATGTTCAAAAAAGATGAGTATGTAATAGTTGAACATCCTGATTGCCCTGAGTTAAATGGAGTAGTCAAAGTGATAGATGAGGTAGTTTCAAGCATTATTCGGATTGAATTTTGTGACGATAAAAGTAAATGGATGGTTCATAAGGAGTATATTAGACACGCAACTCAAGATGAAATTAATGGGCGGTACGATTAAGAAGCGAGGGAAGGTAAAATGAATGATCCTGGAGTTTTCGCTGCACCTTGCGCAATATGTAGAGTCCGAAAAGCAACTAGATGGTGTGATTATATAATTAAATATGACCACAGCATTATTTTTATCAGGGACTATAAAAGGTTTGTTGAAGAGAATAGTTATCCTCACAACGAGACATGCGATTTACCTCTTTGCGAAGAGTGTACTCATGACCAAAATAAAGCTGACCTTTGCCCTCATCATCACAAGCTTCAGCAACAAGCCGAACTTCCTGAAAACTTAAGAGGAGCTCAAGCTAGGACGAAGATGAAAATAGCACAAGAAATCTTGAATCGTTGATATAGACTATTATGCACAATGTGAAAGCAAACGTCATTTACAGTGCGAACGAAAGACAAAAAAATCCGGCATTTGCCGGACAAAATAATAGGATACTTATGAAAAAGATGGGTTTCTCTTCACTTCTTTATCTTACCGAGTAGATGTTACTAAACTATGAATAAATGTTTAATATTCTATAAAAAAACATAAAAAGAAGCAAGGCTTGCTGGTGGGTTTCCATGTTTGACTAAGCGTCTTGCCCTATACTGATATATTAACCTTCTCAAATAAGAGAAGTTATCTGCTAGGGACTATACTTTGTAACGTATCAAAAATGTCATCAAAATTTGGTTTTACAATAAATCCCTTAGCGCCTAATTCAAGTGCTTCGTTTATTAAATACTCTTGACCTAGCGCAGAACACATAATCACATTGGCTTTGGAATCATTTTCTAAGATGCTTTTTAAGGCTTCTATTCCGTTCATATTCGGCATTGTAATATCCATTATTACTACATCAGGACGAAAAAAAACGTACTGCTCAACAGCTTCAAATCCGTTACTAGCCTCGCTGAGAATAAAGTAATCTTTACCGTTTATTATCTTCCTTAGTATAGTTCGCATAAATTTAGAGTCGTCAACAAGTAGAACTGATTTAATTTTGAAAACCTTCTTTCATTATGATAAGGCAAATTTGAAAGAATGCTTCAATTACAAGATATAAAAAACCTTGGTAACCCGGCTACCATAGTAAAAACCTTAGGTCCGTGGCTTTGCGTCTTTTACTTTCGTAAAATTTGCCTAATGGGTATATTATCACTTATTAGTGTTCTGATAAATAGATCTAAAAGACTACATTTTGTTTTTGAATTAAATTTGGAGTGATAATTGGATGGAAGGAAAGACATATTGCTGCTTTTTAAAAATACGATTTCACAGATCGAATATAAAACGAAGGAGCAAGGCTCACTGGTGGTGTAGTGTACCTGACTAAACGCCTTGCTCTTTATAATATACTGTCCTGAAGGAGTGGTTGCTACACAGAAAAAGAAAACAGGTAATTAAAAATAGCATCTCCATGATATGCAACGGTGTATATGATCCCAAGTGCAAGAGTTAATTCAATTGTATTCCGGAAAAAATTTTTAATTATATCCAATGTTCCTCTGCTCCTTCATTTAGTTTAAATATAAAAAGCCGAGATTTCTCCCGACCTACCTAATTGAATTATACCACAGGGAGGAATCTCAATGAAAGAAGCTGCCAGGCTTATAAATGAAAATTCTACTAGACTCCAAAATCTTGAAATTGATTCTAGGACAAAAAGACTGGAAATTGATATAATGGATGTAAAAGGAAGCTTTGCCATTGTTGTATGTGATGGGAAGGCCAAGTTTACTCGATTACCTGAACATGGGGAAACAAAGATCATCACTCATCAAGGCAAAATAAAGAGGGTAAAGTTTGATGAGGGGGAAGAGTTTTGAAGGAATTTCAATTAAATAAATTAAGATATCAAAAGATAAACAGTGTAGATTATCTTCGAGCAATTGAGAAGAGTATAATGAAGAAAAAGCGTGTAAGGACTCTAGAAGAAAAAATAACTTTTAAGAAATTCCTGAAAGAGCACCATTCAGAGGAAGAAATTGAATTGATGGCAAATGAATTAGATCTTAATACTACTAATGATAGTGACTATATAAAACTAGTATATTCCATCGTTATCCCTTTAGTTGTTTCTTTCTTTTCAATTATGTCAGTTGTGATTGTTTTTTTTCTAAATAGCGATTTTCAATTAGCTATAAAAATGGCGGAAGCGAAACAAAGTTATGAGCAAGCAAATGCATTAGAACTTCTTAATAGTTTTCTTATGATGTGGCTTGGAGCTCTTTTCACTGTATTTTTTAGTTCACGCATTTGGATGAAACTGTTACCAAGGAGAAAAGTTTTGTATTTATCAATTTTAAAATCAATTAAATATTAATAAATGTTCTACCAGCCCTCTGGAGGACACTGAATGAACGGTTAAATCCGTCGTTTGGTGTCCTTTTTTATTTATTTTTACAAAAAGGAGCGATTGATTTGAAAGAAGCTGCCAGCAAACAGATTGAGAGTATTTTGAAAGACTACCATTGGATGATGAACTCCATAAAGATATTACGGGATTCAATGAAGGATGCAGGTGAAGGACTTACTGCTCAATACGGCATTGAAGCCACACTCCCGAAACCGCAGGGCGTTACTAGTGACCCTGTATATAAAGAAGTGGTCCGTCGGGAAAAAAGGTACACAAGGATTGCTCAATATGAAAAAATAGTTCAAATTGTTCAAGATAGAATGGTTGTCATACAGGATGATCGTGAAGTTGAAGTTTTGCATTGGATTTTGGAAGGGAAGAGTTATATTTGGATCGCTCAACATATGGGTTTTTCAGATAGGCATATTAGAAGAATCCGTGATGAAATCGTGAGAAAAATGTCCGTTATGTCGGATAGGTCGGAAAAGTGCGTGAGTTAAAATTTTCCTATAAACTTAAAGGCAGGACGGGGAGGCAGTTAAACAAGCTGCTTCCCTCTATTTTGGTCGGTGCGTCACCTTGCGGTGGCGTTTGTTGATGTTAAAGAATTAGGAGTTACAGCTCCTAATTTAAAATCTATCTACACAAGTCTTAATAAAGTTTTTTCCATAAGGAGTAGTCACGATGACACCCTTTTGAATTACAATTCTTTCATAGTTTCTAAGAAAAGGATCGTTTAGATGACTACTAGTGTTAAAAAGATCATTGATACTTAAATACAAATCGGTATTTTTAAACTTTTCGTAGGTTGTTTCATCATTTATATATTGTTCATATTTTATAGTGATCAATCCCAAGCGAGAAAGATTAGTCAAAGAAGCAGCGTTCAAATCGATATCATTAACTTCATGGTTACCTAAGAAAACGTCTGTTTTTATGATATTTTCAGCGAGCTTAGAATTCGTTAGTTTGTAATTCACAATTGGATGCATTACATTGTCGAAAAATAACTTTAAATTTTTAGCATCTAACGGCGACATTTGTTTAATTATCTCAACAAATGAAGGGTGTGCTTGTTCGATTTTTGTAATATCCATTGAAGAAGCAATTAAATTTGCAAACATGTTACGCAAATCTTCATTTTGAACATAATACTTAGAGGCTTCTAAAGCAGGCCCAACAATATGTAGTTGAGGTTCTACTAAATTGTCTTCAGGTATCTCGGTAATTTTATTTTCTATTTGAATTCTATAGGTTTCAAGTGCATTTGATTGTCTTATTGATTGTTTCTGAGTCCAAAAGTCAACATGACTCCCTAGCCCTAATTGCCAAAGGTTAGAAATGGTCGTTCCAACTGATTGCGCCACAGGACTCATTGCTTCATCAATAAATTTTGGGAAAAAATTCATTATTGCACCTCCTTTCAATAGTATTATATCAAAAAGGAGACGATGTTTATGGAAATAATTTATAGTCATCCCTTGTTAACAACTTGGTTCATTTTCTGGGTATGTTTTTGTTTAGCTAGTCTAAAATCTGCTTTCAAAAATTAATTATTTAAAGAAAACCAAAAGGTGCTCAATAAAGAGCGCCTTTTCTTTTGTCCAAAACAACTCAAATACTAGGAGGTGGCAGGTGATGTAAAATGGCTGAAAACCATGTTAATGCAGAGAAAGATTATGTCAAAGGCATGAAATACAAAGACATCGCTGAGAAATATGGTGTCTCACTGAACACCGTCAAGTCATGGAAACAACGTCATGGCTGGGTGAGAAATAAGGGTGCACCCTCTGATAAAGGTGTGCACAAAAAAAAACGTGGTGCTCCGAAGGGGAATAAAAATGCTATTGGTAATGATGGCGGTGCTCCTAAAAGGAATTCCAATGCTGTCACTCATGGCTTCTTCTCCAAATTCCTTCCACAAGAATCATTGGATATCATGGAAGAGATACAAGAGCGTTTACCAGCTGATATGCTGTGGGACCAAATAATGATTCAATACACTGCTATTATTCGTGCTCAGAAAATCATGTTTGTTGAAGGTAAACAAGAAATGATTAAAGAGCTTAAGAAAGCAAAATATGAGTATTATCCAATCCCTGAAAGTGAAGGTGGGGGTGTTGAGAAATCCATCACCGAAGAGGAATACGAATTTCAGTTTGCTTGGGACCGCCACGCTACTTTCCTTAATGCTCAATCTCGAGCCATGGGCGAGCTAAGAGGACTTATCAAGCAATTCGATGAAATGGCTCATATTGATGATGAGCGAAGACTTAAACTTGAAGGTATGCGCTTAGGTATCGAGAAAACAAAAGCGGAGGTTGAGAAAATTTCTACTGGTTCTGATGATAAACCTATAGAAATCCTGATCAAGCGAAAAAACAAAGGTGATGGCACATGATCGAAAAAGAGGTCAATCCCCACTTTGAAGATTTTCTGTTTGATTGGTCAACGAAGTTTCAATTTCTTGTTGGAGGGTATGGATCATCCAAAAGCTATCACGTTGCGTTGAAACTGATATTAAAGCTACTTGAAGAAAAGCGAACAGCACTTGTTGTCCGTGAAGTTTACGATACTCATAGGGATTCTACTTTTTCTCTATTAGAAGAGTTAGTCATTGATCTTGGTCTTGAGGGACGTATAAAATGCTTATCATCTCCTATGCAGCTACGCTTTCCCAATGGTAGCAAAATCATATTCAAGGGAATGGATAAGCCAGCAAAGCTGAAATCTATAAATAACGTATCGATTATCTGGATTGAAGAGTGTTCCGAGGTTAAATATGCAGGATTCAAGGAGCTTCTTGGGCGATTACGGCATCCTAAATTAGAGCTCCATATGCTGTTGTCAACTAACCCTGTCGGTGAGGATAATTGGTCTTTTAAGCACTTTTTTAAGGATGAGTTGATCCAGCGTTTAGTTCTGGATGATAACGAACTTTACGAAAAGCGTACTGTCGTTACCAATGATACCTATTACCATCATTCTACTGCTGATGATAATTTGTTTCTTCCAGAAAGTTATATCGCTCAGCTGGAGGAAATGAAAGAATATGATCCAGACCTTTACCGCATTGCACGGAAAGGTCGTTTTGGCGTGAATGGCGTTAAGGTGCTGCCACAGTTCGAGGTAAAGCCACACGATGAAGTGATGGAGGCCATTAGCAATATACGTAACCCTATTAAACGGGTGGGCATGGACTTTGGATTTGAGGAATCCTTTAACGCGGTTGTTCGTCTAGCCGTAGACCACAATGAAAAGATTCTATATATATATTGGCAGTACTATAAAAACAAAATGACTGATGATAAGACAGCGGAAGAGCTTGAGGAGTTTAAACAAACAAAGGAGTTAATCCTTGCTGATAGCGCTGAGCCGAAAACAATTCAATACTTTAAACAAAATGGATTTAGAATGAAGGGTGCTAAGAAGTATCAAGGCTCCAGATTAGCTAATACCAAAAAGTTAAAGCGATTTAAGAAGATTATCTGTTCATCCAATTGTTCCGATGTAATAAGGGAATTGAAGCCCCTAACTTACAAGGTGGGCAATGACGGCCATATCATTCCGGATGAATTTAAGATTGATCCTCATACCTTTAGTGCTATTTGGTATGGATTAGATGGATATGAAGTTTCTGATCTTAAAGGCGGTTCAGTTTCTGTTCTAAAGTGAGGTGAAGAATATGATGATTGAGGATTTATTTCGAAGACCATACCATGAGTATCTGAACGATATCATAAAAAATATGGTGGATGGTGTGATTTCTGAAAATGAAGTGTTGGTTCGGGAGATTAAAGAATGGCTAGAAAGTGATACCCGAAAAAGCATGCTAGTTGGAGAAGCTTATTATCGTAATAAGACCGATATTCGCGAAAAGAAGCGAGATATCGTTTGGAAGTCTAATATTAAATTGGAGCATGGATTTGCTAAAAAATTAGTAGACCAAAAGATTGGTTACTTACTCACCAAGGAGCCAACGATTGCAACTGAGAAAAATCAATATAGAGAACAGATAAATGATGTCTTTGACCGAAAAGTGTTAAAGACACTTAAAAACGTTGGTAAAGAAGCGATTAACAAGGGAATAGGGTATCTTTACGTTTATTTTGATGAACGTGGCGTGCTTTCCTTTAAGAAATTTCCTTCCGAACAAATAATACCTTTTTGGAAAGACGATGAGCATACAGAACTTTCTTCATTTATTCGGGTTTATAACGAATCAATCTATATGAATGGCAAAAAACAAGTTCTGACTAAAATTGAGTATCATTATCCAGATGGCATTAAATATTTTTTACTTGAAGGCGGCAAGCTTGTTGCAGACGTTCCAGCAGGTATAGAAGTGACGCATCATTTCACCATTAATGACCAGCCATTTTTATGGACACGAATTCCGCTAATCCCATTCAAGTACAATGAGGAAGAACAGCCGTTAATAGATCAAATTAAGTCTCTTATAGATAACTATAATACCCAGGCTTCAACAAATTCTGATTTGTTAGCTGATATTCCACAATTCATTTACAAGCTTATTAATTATGGTGGTACCGATTTAAAAGAATTTCTGAGTGATTTGAATCTCTATAGAGCTGTAAATCTAGATGAAAACGGAGATCTGGATAAACTTCAAGCTACTCCCGAAACGGATGCGACAGAGAAAGAACTAGATCGAGGACGGAAATCAATATATGAGTTTGGTCGTGGTGTTGATACAACAGACGCCAATCTAGGGAATGCTTCTGGTGTCGCCTTACGTTATCGTTATTCAGACTTAGATATGGACTGTAATATCTTAGAGACGGAATTGCAAGCATCCCTTGAACATCTTCTATGGTTCGTTAATGAGTATTTTCTTATGACTGATCAAGGTGATTTTACAAAGGAATCGGTCAATATTATCTTTAATCGGGACATCATTATAGCCGAATCAGATGTGATTCAAGATTGTCAAAATTCAGTAGGAATCCTAGACGATAAGACAATTCGTGAAAATCATCCTTGGTACAACGAGGAAGTTGAGAAACGGCTAGAAGAACAAAGCCAGAAAGAGAAGGACGAATACGATAATTACTTGTCTACTTTCAAGGAAAAGCGTGGTGGTCTAGATGGCCAAGAGACGTGATTATTGGCGTAAACGATTTGAAATGTTGTTGGATGCAGAGCTTAATAAAAGCGAAAACTATCTTGTTGATATGGAAAGTGCTTATATTCAAACAATAAGTGAGATTGAGAAGGATATAACTAAATGGTATGGACGCTTTGCTACTAACAATGAAATTTCTCTTGCTGAAGCAAAACGCTTGCTTAAATCTGATGAGTTAAAGGAATTCAGATGGACGGTTGAAGAGTACGTCAAATATGGAGAAAAGAACGCAATAAATCAAGCATGGATGAAACAACTAGAAAATGCATCTGCCCGGGTCCATATTAGCCGTTTAGAGAGTTTGCAAATACAATTACAGCGACACATTGAAAAACTGTATGGCGGCCAAATAGAGGCAGTGGAGCGCTTAATGAAAGAAACATATCAAAGCACTTATCTTCATACAGCATTTGAGATTCAAAGTGCATTTGGAATAGGTTTTTCAATGCAAGCTATTGATGAAACCAAGCTGACGAAAATCATTAGCAAGCCTTGGACATTAGACCGAATGACCTTCAGCGATAAGATATGGCGCGATAAGCAACTATTAGTCAATACATTGCATACAGAATTAACACAATCGATTGCTAGAGGGCAAGCACCAGATAAGGTTATTACTACCATATCTAAAAAACTAAATACTTCTCGATCTAACGCTGCGCGTCTTGTAATGACTGAATCAGCGTTTTTTAGTGCTTCTGCTCAAAGGGAAACGTTTAGTGAGTTGGATGTTGAACGTTATGAGATCGTAGCAACGCTTGATAGTAAAACAAGTTCTATTTGCCAATCGATGGATGGACAAGTTTTCAAAATGAGTGAATTTGAGCCTGGTGTAACAGCCAATCCGTTTCATCCTTATTGTAGGACCACGACAGTGCCTTACTTTGAGGATAATTATAGTCAGCGCATCGCTCGAGGTAAAGATGGAAAGGTATACTACATTGATAGCAAGATTAAATATCCGGAATGGGAAAAGAGATTTGTAGCTTAATAACTCGTCTTTTTTCACTTGTAGACGTTAAAAAATGGGTGAAAATCCTATCGTGTCGTTACACGTTAAAAACGGATTAGGAGGCATATAAGAATGAATAAAGAACAATTAATCACACTTGGTTTGACAGAAGAGCAAGCAGTTACGATAATCAATGGTTTTGGTCAAATGGTACCGAAATCACGTTTGGACGATAAAATAGCAGAACTAAACGAAGCAAAAAAAGAAATTACAACACGTGATACACAGCTTGAGGAACTAAAGAAAATAGATGGTGCAGGTCTTCAAACGAAAATTACTGAATTGCAGCAAGATAATGAAACAACCAAAACTGATTATGAGGCTAAATTAAAAGAAACTCAACTGACTGGAGCTCTTAAACTAGCACTTGCAGGAAAGGTCCATGATGCAGATCTTGTTATCGGACAGATCGACAAATCGAAAATCGAATTAGGTGAAGACGGAAACGTTACGAAAGGACTCGAGGAGCAGATTAAAGACCTGCAAACATCGAAGTCCTTTTTATTTGTTCCTGAAGCGCATTCGTCGGGAATAAAAGGAGCTACACCACCTGGGGGAGATCCTGAGGGTGGTAACAAAGGGGCGATTAATAGCTTTGGTAAAAAGCTTGCTGAAGAAGCAGCTAAAAGTAATACAGGGTTAGAAGAAGCCCGGAAATCTTACTTTGAATAAGGAGGGAAAAGTTAATGAGTAAATTTGTAGAAACATCATACACAAATAAAAAAGGGATTCTAAAATTCCCAGATCACTATGTAAATGTTGCTGTGACAATAGATGATGCGGGAGTAACTGCTGTTAACGGAAAGAAAATAGTTACCGCAGGTACTATACTTGGCGGTGGCATTCTTGCAGATCCTACTAAAAAAGCAAAAGCGGTTAATGGGGTAGGCTCAGAAGGCGTTTTATTCAATGATACGGATGTAACATACGGTCCTGCATCTGCAGCTATGTTGATTCATGGATTCGTGGATTTGAATAAACTTCCTACCGCGCCTACTACGGATGCTATTTCTGCACTAAAACAAATCACATTTTTGAAATAAGAGAGGAATGATTATATGCCAACAATCTTTGATTTAGTAAATGCTCAAAATATTGCATCTTATTATGAAAATAATCCATCTAACCAAATACCTTATCTTGGTTCAACACTTTTCCCAGCAAAGAAGCAGCTTGGCCTAGACTTATCGTGGATTAAAGGTTCTAATGGGTTACCAGTAGCTCTTACTCCTTCTGAATTTGACACGAAAGCGACAGTACGTGACCGTATTGGATTTAGCAAAGTTCAAACGGAAATGCCTTTTTTCCGCGAATCAATGCGAATCGGAGAAAAAGACCGACAGGAATTGAATAGACTGCTGACTACAAATTTAGAAGAAGCTTATAAATCGATTGTCAATAACATATACGATGATGTTTCAACTTTAGTAAAAGGGGCAGAAGTGCAACCAGAACGAATGATTATGCAGTTGCTTTCTACAGGAAAGATTGCTATCACGGCCAACCGTGTAAACCTAGATTACGATTATAAGATGAAAGTAGATCATAAAGAGACACTAGTTGCTGGCGCACAATGGAGCAATCCAGCTTCAACTCCAATTCAGGATATTTTAAACTGGATGGATACGGTGGAAGATAACACAGGTGTTCGTCCGACAAACGGGCTCTTGTCTCGAAAAACTTTTACCTATTTGCTTGAGCATAAGAGTATCCGACTTGACATGAATCCTTTAGGTGGACAAAACATTATCATGACAGAGTCGATGTTAAAACAATACTTGTCTGCTAAATTAGGCCTTTCTGTTGCAGTCTACAACAAGAAATACCGTGCAGAGGATGGATCTCTACACAATTTCTATCCAGATGATCACTTTACACTTATTCCTGACGGTAATCTTGGTTCAACTTATTATGGAACCACACCTGAAGAGAGTGATTTAATGACAGGTGCATCAAAAGCAGATGTATCAATCGTTAATACAGGAGTCGCTGTTACGACTGTAAAAGAGGAACATCCAGTAAACGTTATGACAATTGTTTCCGAGATTGTTCTACCAAGCTTTGAAACTATCGATAATATTTTTATTGCAAAAGTGAACTAAGGAGAGAGTAAAACCTTTCCTTATTTAATACAGAAGGGAGCCTTTCGTATGTCTAAGAATGATGAAAAAGCAACATCGCTTGAAGATGTGGATAACGAGATCACGGAGGATGAACAAAAAACAGAGACTCCGAAGAAAGGAAAAACTGTTAAGGTTACTTTGAAAAGTAATATTAAATACGGGGAAGAACGATATAAAAAAGGTGAGAAAATTGAAATACTCAAATCAGAACATGATACCTTCCTAAAAGGTGGTCTAATCGATGAGGGATAATATTCTTGCCATCATCAAACGCCGATTGAAACTATCTGACGATTCTCTTGATGATTTGATCATGGATTACATCGAGCAGATAGAGTGGAAGATCAAGCTTTATTGCAATGTCAGTGAGATACCGGAAGCCCTCAAATTTGTCTGGGCATCCATGGTCATAGATATTCTCCGCATCGAGCATCCAAATGAGGAAGCGATCGCGGCTAACGTCAGTGAGGCTATCAATAGCGTAAAGCTAGGAGATACGACGATTGGATACGGAAACAAAGGGAACGAAGTGACCAGCACTTCAAAAAGAAGCATGGATGATATCGTGTTGAATTATTCACCTGAACTTAATCGGTTCCGAAGGTTGAAAAGTCTATGAACTTTTCAAGGCAGAGGAAAGCTATTGAAAAACAGTATATAGGCACATGTGACATTTTGGAGTATCAGCCTGTCAGGGATGAAGTGAAAAAAAGAACGACACATCAGGAAGTAATAGTATTAGAGGGGCAACCTTGCAGATTGTCGTTTAAAACAATCACTACTACAGGTGAGAGCAATAATGTAGGCACTGTATCCCAATCTGTCAAACTATTTATCTCTCCTGATATTGCAATCAAACCAGGATCCAAAACTACCGTCACTCAAAATGGTGTGACAACTGATTATTCTCAAAGTGGAGTACCTGCTGTTTATTCTACTCATCAAGAGGTTAGCCTTGAATTGTTTAATGGTTGGTCATAATGGCTAAGTGGGGAAGCACTGATTTCAGGCAGTTAAAGGCATTACAAAAGAGGATGGAAAAATTACAGCAAGCTGATTTTGAAAAGTTTTGTGAAGAAGTAGCAAAGGAATTGACAGCGAGATTACTAGCAAAGGTTATTAAACGTACACCAGTTGGTCAATATCCAAATTCATCTGGTAAGAAGGGCGGTACGTTAAGAAGAGGTTGGACTGCTGGAGCAAGCGCAACCTCTTATGTCGATTCATTGAATATAAAGAAAACAGGAACTATCTATGAGGTTGAGATTATCAATCCTGTTCACTATTTGCCCTATGTAGAGTTCGGCCACCGCACAAAGGACCATAAGGGGTGGGTAAAAGGCCAATTTATGCTAACGATTTCGGAAAATGAATTGGACTTACAAGCTCCTGAAATTGTAGAAAAAAAACTCCAGAAATTCTTAGGGAAGTGTTTCGGTGATTAATCATATAATTGACGGGATATCGATTAAGTTGAATCAGGTATTTGGAGATTCCTATGAAATATATAGCGAGGACATTAAGCAGGGCTTTAAAGAGCCTTGTTTTTTTATTGTCCCATTGTTGGCGACATCAACTTCGTTACTTGGTGTTCGATCCAAACGAAACCATGCTTTTGATATTCACTTTTTCCCATCTTCGAGTGAACCAAATCGAGAAATCAACGATATTAGCGCTTTATTAATTGATGAAATGGAGCTTATCACAGTCGATGGTTACTTAGTACGCGGAACGAAAATGAGCACGGAAACTGTGAATGGTGTTCTCCATTTCTTTGTGAATTACAACATGGTCATGTTAAAAGACATGTTGAAAGAAAACGAAATGGAACAAATATCATTTGGAAATGGACTGAGGTGATCAATAATGCCACAAAATAAAGTTGATGAACACGTATTTACAAAGGAGCAGATTATAAAATCTAAGCAGTTTAGAGAGAAATCAGACCTCATACAGGCTCTTTTGATAGACGGTCAGTCTTATAGTTTTAAAGAAGTAGATTCAAAAATTAATAGTTTTTTTAAAGGCGTGGTGAAATAAATGGTTTTGGATGGCAGTACATTCACTAGTCAAAATAAGGTATTGCCAAGTTCATATATTCACTTTGTAAGTGCCGCAAGAGCAAGTTCATATCCTATATTTACAAAAGAACAAATTCGTAGTTCAGAACAATACAGAGGTCAACGGGACCTTGTGGAAGCTCTATTAAAAGATAATCAAACTTATACCTTAAAACAGGTAGAGACAACAATTAATGGCTTTTTGAAAGGCGTGGTGAAATAAATGGTTTTGGGTGGAGGTACATTTACTAGTCAAAATAAGGTATTACCAGGTTCATATATTAACTTTGTAAGTGCTGCTAGGGCAAGTTCATCTTTATCTGATCGCGGGGTGGCGGCAATTGCCATTGAACTTGATTGGGGACAAGAAGGAAAAGTTTTTACTGTAAATAACGAGGAATTCCAACGTTATTCACAATTTATTTTTGGGTACGAATACACTCATGAAAAGTTGATAGGGATTAGGGAATTGTTCCTTAATGCTAAAACTCTTCATCTTTATCGATTGGGGAAAGGTGTGAAAGCTGCAAACAACTATGCAACGGCTATGCATGGTGGAATTAGAGGGAACGATTTGAAAATTGTGATCGCAAAAAATGCTGATAATCCTTCTGATTTTGATGTATCGACTTTACTTGATAATAAACGAGTGGATACCCAAACGGTTTCTGTTGCGACTAAATTGATTGACAATGACTTTGTTCAGTTTAAAAAGGATGCAACTTTAGCTGTTTCTGCTGGAGTACCTTTGACGGGTGGCACTAATGCTAGTTCCATTACAGGAGAAGATCACCAAACGTTTTTAGATAAGATCGAGCCTTTTAACTTCCATACGCTTGGGTGTACTTCTATAACAGAAGCTGTCAAATCGTTGTATATCGCCTTCACCAAACGTTTGCGAGATGAGGTAGGGGCTAAGTTCCAAACGGTGCTTTACAAAGCAAATTCGGTTGATTATGAGGGGATAATCTCGGTTGAAAACAAGGTAACTGATGCTGAAACAAACGAAGCGTCACTTATTTATTGGACAACAGGAGCCGCAGCCGGATGCCCTGTTAATAAATCTAATACGAATAAAAAGTATGATGGAGAATTTACAGTAGATGTGGATTATAAGCAACTACAGTTACAAGATGCCCTAAAAGCAGGGAAATTTATTTTCCATCGTGTTGGTGATGAGGTACGTGTGCTTGAAGATATAAATACATTCGTATCGTTTACTTCTGAAAAAAATGATGATTTCAAATATAACCAAACAATTAGAGTACTTGATCAAATCGCAAATGACATTGCAGTTCTGTTTAATGGTCGATATCTAGGAAAGATCCAAAACAATCCAAGTGGCCGCATTAGTTTCTGGAATGACATCGTTAAACACCATCAAGAACTAGAACAGATCCAGGCAATTGAGGATTTCAAACCCGATGATGTTGTTGTTGAACAAGGGGATTCTAAAAAATCGGTACTTGTTAGTGATACGGTCACCGTTACAAATGCTATGGGGCAATTATATATGACAGTATCAGTAAAGTAGTGAAAGGGGCTGTAAGTATGAATGATAAAAAAATAAATCTATTACGTTTAGATTTACAACATTTTTCTCAATCGATGAACGCAAAAGATTCAGTAAGCGCTGCTCTTGCTGAGTGTTTCGTTACTATAGAGGGTAACAGATATAATTTTATGCAAATTATTGACTTTGAATCCAATATTAAAAAAACAAAAACTGAAGTTCCTATCCTTGGGAAAACAGGAAAAGGAAATAAGTCAACTGGATGGTCAGGCACTTTCTCTGGAACAGCACACTATAACCAATCAATCTTCCGAAATCTTCTTTATAGATTTAAAGAAACGGGTGAAGATATTTATTTTGATATTCAAGTCACGAATGCAGATCCAACCTCTTCTGTTGGTAGGCAAACCGTAATTCATAAAGATTGTAATTCAGATGGCGGTGTACTAGCTAAATTTGATGCTAATGGTGAATATCTAGATGAACCAATAGAAGGTACATTCGACGATTTCGAAATCCCTGAAAAGTTTTCAATGCTTGCTGGTATGCAGTAAACTTCTCTCTTTTAGGGAAGTTTTTTTAATTAAAATAATCATAAAAAGGATAAGGTGAAAATATATGAGTAATTTAAGCGCATTTTTAAGTCAAAACGCAATTAAAGTAGAAAATGAAAAGTATGTAACATCGAAAAGATTTGTTGGTGAAGATGGAAAGCCGATGGAGTGGGAAATTTGTGCCATTACTTCCACGGAAGATGAAGAGTTACGTAAATCTTGTACAAGAAAAGTTCCAGTACCAGGCAAGCGAAATCAGTTTACTCCTGAAACAGATTACAATGCTTATTTAGGAAAATTAGCTGCTAGATGTACAGTTTTCCCAAATTTGAATGATGCTGAGTTACAAACATCATATGGCGTGATGGGAGCTGATGCACTCTTAAAAGTCATGCTTACACCAGGAGAATACGCTGACTATTTGGCAAAGGTACAAGAAGTAAATGGTTTTGAAAAGTCTTTGGAAGAGGCGGTAGAAGAAGCAAAAAACTAATTGAGGAAGGCGATTATGAGGCTAACATAGCTTATTTTTGTCTTCACAAGATTCATAAATGGCCTTCTGAATTTGATGGACTACCTAAATATGAAAAAGCTTTAGTAATAGCTGCTGTCCAAATCAAGATTGAAGAAGATAAAAAGAGAGAAAAAGAAGTAAAGAAAGGAAGAAAAAGAAAATAGCCTAGTAAAATATTCCCCTTTTGTTATATTATTTAAGTAACATATTGAAAGGTGGATATGCTGACATTATGAGATATAAAGTTAGAACAAACCTCCTGAATGTGTAGAAAAATACTACATTTATATCAATAAATAGGGGAGATTTTATGAAAAAGAGTTTATTTAGTTTATTATTTATCATTATTCTTGCTGGTTGTAGTTCTTCTGTAGACGGAAACAAATCAAAAATGAGTATGGAGACATTCGTACAAGCATTTGAACAAGAAGGTTTTGAAATAGATGTCGATAAAAAACCTATGTATAGCCTGATTGGAGCCAAGGACGGCATTATCTTCGAAAATGATAATCGTCCTGTTAAGATTTATGAATTTGATTCGGAAGATTCTATAAAAAAAGCGAAAGAAGCTTTACCTGCCGCTAAGGATTGGGATAGAAATGGCCTGTTTTTGTTAGAGACAAAAGATGAAAAATCAAAAGAGACTTTCAATAAAGTAAAGTGATCTTCAGAATCCATTAGTATGGGCCCTGCTAAGTATCTCCTTGTTCTGTTCTTTTTTATTAGGAGGATGTACTTATGTTGTGAATTTAGAAGGGCTATGAATACTGAAAATCATATCAAACTGAAATAAAAGCAGCATTAGAGACTAATGGCAAGGCTTATAAATCAGGCATTAAACTTCCCTCGTAATTGGGTTTAGTTTAATGCCTTTTTAACTTTCCTGTTATGAGCAGCTATACAAGCTGTGAATATAACTAAATCTGATAAATGGGGTATAAAGTTGAATCGAAATATAGAAGTAATAAACAAGGAATTATGGGCGGTCAAGTTCTGTTTTCTTCCCTATATAACGGAGATTGATTATTTGCCTGATCCGGAAATTCCAATGTTTGAAGAACCTGGACGTATAACCAATGATGGATTGATGCTTTTAAACAAAGATCATAAAGGTTATCCGTTATTAAAAGGTATGTTTCCAAAGTTGATGAAGAAATCAAATAAGCAATTAAAAAAAGAATTGTTTTTAGGCAAGAGGCTGAAAAATAAAACTGCTAATCAAATCTTGTATGCTTCTATGGTTCAGGTGGAAATTGAAAGAAGATCGAGATTAAAGAAAGCGAGGTGAAAATATGGCGACGATAAAAACAGCTATTCAAGTCTATGATGGAATGACAGGACCATTTCAAAGTATTAATAGGGCAATGAGTATTGTCATAAATAGTTTTGAATCACTTCAAAATGCTTCGAGCAATGCAATTGATACAAGCAGCATACAAGCTGCAAGGCAAGAACTTGCTCATGCAGAAACAGCATTTAATGATATTGAAAGAGGTATTAGGGAAGCTGATGCAGCTCAAAATCAGTTAAATGATGATATTAGAAATGGACAATCTGCCGCAGATGGTTTAGTTGGAAAAATCAAAGGGATAGTTGGTGCTTATCTTGGTATTCAGGGTATCAAAAAGGGAGCCGGTATCATAAGTGATTGGTTAGGGTCCGCAGATGTAATAAATACAGCCGAGAATCAGCTAGCGGTTGTAATGAGCAATATGGGTGCTGCTCAATCTGAATTTGAATCCTTGAAAGAGAAGGCCGCTCAAGTGGAAAGTAAAACAACTTATGGCGCTGAATCTCTCTTGGCTGGTGCCGGAGAACTTGCAACCTATTTGCAATCTGGAAAAGCAATTGAAGCTATGATGGATACAATGGCTAATTACGCAGCGGGGATGGGCGGTATAAACGTTGACGATAGAGGAATGGTTGAATATGCAACTCAACTCGGTAAGGCGTTAGACGGTCAATTCGATGGATTAAGAAAGAAAGGATTTGATGTATCAGAGGCTCAAAAGAAAATTCTAGAAAACGGAACAGAAATGGAACGAGTTGCAGTTATTGTTGATATTATTGGCGAATCTTGGGATGGATTAGCCGAAGCGTTGGCAAACACTCCGCAAGGGCAAATCGTCCAAATGGCCAATAATTTTGATGGGATAAAGCAGAAGGTCGGAAATGAAGTATATCCAGCAGTCGTTAAGTTCTTCAATACAATAAATTCAAATATGCCAACCATAGAGGCGTTAATGTTTGGTTTTGCCTATGCAGCAACTGTAGTTATGGATGTGCTTGGTGGAATTATTAATGTAGCTGGTGCTGTAGTAGGATTTTTTGTAGATAACTGGTCCATGATCGAGCCGGTAATTTTGGGATCTATAGCGGCACTAATCGTTTATAACGCGACAATGGGTATCGCTTGGCTAACAACTATGAAAGACATTGCAGCAAAGATATGGCGTACAGCTGTGTCGTGGGCTGAAACGGCTGCAATTCTTGCATTGATTGTAGCGCAAGAAGGTTTGAATGCAGCTTTATATGCATGTCCAATTACATGGATACTAATAGGAGTTATCGCCTTAATTGCAATTTTTTACGCTGCAGTGGCTGCTGTTAATCATTTTGCAGGAGAATCCTACTCGGCGACAGGGATGATAGCTGGGGCCTTTGCTGTTCTTGGTGCAGTTATTTACAACCTAGTAGCATATTGGTGGAATATGTTCTCATCTTTCTTTGAGTTTATTGTAAATGCAGCTGATAACAGAACATATGCAATAAAACGCCTTTTTGCTAATTTAACAAACAACGTTCTTGATATGGGAATTGCTATGACATCAGGATGGGATAATGTAGCAACGAATATTGCGAATGCCTTTGTATGGGCTGTAAACATTGCAATTAGTTCTATAAATGGACTTATAGATGCTCTGAATAGTATACCTGGATTTGACATTGGTAAATGGGGATTGTTGAGTAAAACTGATTCCTTTACGGGTACGTTAAGAAATGTAAAAGCCAATATAAATGATTGGGTAGGAGAAGCTCCAGCTACCTATTGGGAAGCACCAAAAATGGAAATGAAGAATGTTAGAGGTGCATGGGATACTGGATACAATTGGGGTGCGAATCTTTTCGGAGGCAAGGATACAGCTGAAGATCAAATTAAAACTAATATCGATGGTATCTTTGATAATGCGAAAAAAGGGTTTGATGGTGACGCTTTAAAAAATATTGACAAAAGTGGTGGGAAAACGGCTGAAAACACAGCTAAGATGGCTAAATCCATAGACGCATCACAAGAGGATTTGAAATATCTTCGTGATCTAGCAGAGCAAGAAGTTGTGAACCGTTTTACTACAGCTGAAATCAAAGTCGACATGAGTGGTATGCAAAACAATATTAACAGTGAACTGGACCTTGATGGTGTGGTTGCTCATTTAGAAGATGCTATATACGAAAAAATGAGCATTGCTGCTGAAGGGGATCACCTATAATGGCCTATGTATTTTATTTAGATAAACTTCCATTACCGGTTACACCATCGCGAATTACCATGTCTATCATGAATCAAAACAAAACGATTAACCTCATCAATCATGGTGAGGTTAATATTTTGAAAGCTGCCGGATTAACAGAAATTGAGTTTAAAGCTACGATTCCTCAACTTCGTTATCCATATGCAATCTATAAGGATGGATTTAAAGACGCTGCTTATTACTTAGAGTTCATAGAAAAACTGAAGATCAATCAGAAGCCGTTTCAATTTATTGTTACAAGGACATCTCCAAGTGGGAAGTATTTGTTTGATACAAATCTTACTGTATCTCTTGAAGATTACAGTATCGATGAGGATGCAGAGGAAGGACTAGATCTTGTAATATCTTTTAAGCTAAAACAGTTCAAATCGTATTCCACGAAAAAATTTGTGATTAAAAAGGAAGCAACGGCAAATAGTAAAGCGGTCAGTACAACTGCCACAAATCGTCCCACTACAAATAAGCCTGCAGCAAAGACATACACCGTCCAAAAGGGTGATTCTTTGTTTAATATCTGCAAAAAGTATCTAGGTGAAGGCAATAAATATAAAGAGATAGCAAAACTAAATAAATTAAGTGATCCAAGCAAAATATATCCCGGACAGATTATAAAGTTAAGTTAGAAATGAGGTGACGAATTGAGCACAAGTAATTTTATTAATACAATTGCTCCAATCGTTGTTGCTGATATGGAAAGGACGGGTATATTAGCAAGTCTAACTTTAGCTCAAGCTTGTCTTGAAAGTGGGTTTGGTAGTAGTAATTTAGCTGAAAAAGCGAATAATTTATTTGGGATGAAAGGTACTTATAACGGAAAATCTTATAATGGATATAGAAAGTATAATTCATGGTCAGAAAGCATATCTGATCATTCAGGATTATTTTTAAGGCAAAGTCGATATAAGAATCTTATAGGTTGTACTGATTATAAAATGGCATGTAGATATGTTTATCAGGCCGGATATGCGGAAGATACTAATTATACATCTAAGTTAATTAGTACCATACAAAAATATACATTGAATCAGTATGACAATAAAACATCAATAGCAGCAACCAAAACATCTGGTAAATCAGTAACTATTATAGATCAAGTATTAAAATATATGAACCAGCAATTAGGTAAAGCGTATAGTCAATCAAACCGATTTGGAGCTAATAGTTTTGATTGTTCAAGTTTTATCTACCGTGCTTTTCAATCTGCAGGCGTCTCCCTTGTGCATAAGGATAACGGTAGGGCCGTCAACACTTCTAGTGAAGAAGTATATGCAAAAGGTTTTTCTTTGTTATATCCAAACAGCTATAGTAAGGTCGGTAAAAATCTCCCCTCACCATCTAATGTATTGAGCACCATTGGAGTTAGGCCAGGGGATATTATTTTCTATAATACAGATAGTGGTACTTCAAGGTCGAATAAAATTACCCATGTTGCTGCCGTTAATACTGATGGTGGCATTATTCATGCAGCAAACAGCAAGACAGGCGTAATAAAAGGGAATATATCTTATAATACAACGAAAATATGTGGAGTTATTAGGTTTATAGAAAACGGGACAACGGCATCACTGAGTGCAACTGGAGCATCAAGCACACCAAGTGCAGCAAATAAGCCCATCACTAGCACAGTTACTTATGTGACCGGCAGCTCTATTCAAACACGTGAAAACTTATTATTAAATTACTCTGGAACAGTCACTCAAGATGATGTGGAGCTAATCATTCAGAATGGTTCTAATGTATATCTGCCTATCTTGAAGGACGAGATTACATGGGAGACTGAACGTAAGGGTTCGCCCGGGATATTGAAATTCACCGTTGTTAAGGATCAAGAAATAGCTTTTCAAGAAGGCAATGCTGTCCGTTTGATTATTAATGGGATGAAAATTTTTTATGGATTTGTCTTTTCAAAAAAACGTGATAAAGAACAGCATATACAGGTCACAGCTTACGATCAGCTTAGATATTTTAAAAATAAAGATACGTATGTCTACTCTAATAAGAGAGCCGATGAAGTAGTAAAAATGATCGTAAATGATTTTCTTCTAAACGTTGGTACTCTTGAAAATACTGTGCATAAGATTGCTTCCAAAATAGAAGATAACAAGACGTTATTTGATATTGTACAAAGTGCCTTGGATGATACCCTAATGACCAAGAAGAAAATGTATGTTCTTTATGATGACTTCGGAAAGCTAGCATTAAAAGATATCAGTAAAATGAAACTGGATCTTCTGATTGATGAAGAAACCGGAGAGAACTTTACTTATTCGTCATCTATCGACGAGCAAACCTATAACAAAATCAAACTTTCCTATGAAAACAAAGAAAAAGGTGTACGTGAAATTTATATTGCTCAACATGGCGCAAACATGAACAAATGGGGTGTCTTGCAATACTTCGAGAAAATTGATGGTAATGTAAATGGGAAAGTAAAAGCAAATGCCCTTTTAGAACTGTACAATCAAAGAACTCGTAATCTAACCATAAACAATGCGTTAGGAGATTGGCGTGTGCGTGGCGGTAGTTTGATAGCAGTAATATTAAACCTCGGAGATTTAATAACAAATAACTATATGTTAGTTGAGAAAGTAAAACATTCTTATAGAGATGATGAGCACTTTATGAACTTGACTCTTAGGGGCGGTGAATTTATTGCCTAATTTAGTGGATCTTATTAAAAAGATTGCTTTAAATGTAGTGGAGGATTCCAAGCCGGTTGCTGTAGTGTTTGGTGAGGTTGTAAGTGCTAGCCCTTTAAAGGTCAATATAGAACAAAAACTAACCTTAGAAGATGCCCATTTAATTCTCCCTGCTCGGATTAAAGAGGGTCAACCTCTTAAAGAAGGGGAAAATGTAATACTCTTACGGCAACAAAAAGGGCAATTGTTCGTTGTCTTAGATCGGATGTGATAATTATGATCCCTAACGATAATAATGATTTGCAAAGTGATTTTGAAATAGAAGAACAACCTACCAAAACATATGAGATAGATTTAAACAAAAATCGTGTAGCTGGTAATGTGGACGGTTTAGCTGCAGTTAAACAAACGGTATTTTTAATACTGAATACAGAGCGTTATGAGCATATTATCTATTCGTGGAATTATGGTATAGAATTGCATGATTTATATGGGGAACCTACATCATATGTTATTCCCGAATTAAAAAGAAGAATATACGAGGCATTAACACAGGATGAAAGGATTCTTGGGGTTGATGCTTTTTCTTTTGATGTGAAAAAGAAATCGATCCATCTTACATTTACCGTTAACACCATATATGGCGACTTTGAATCTGAAAGGACGGTGAAGATCTAATGTACGAGCACATAACGTATGATCTTGTTATGCAAAGAATGCTGGATGAGGTCCCAGATGATGTTGATAAGAGAGAAGGGTCGATTATTTGGAATGCTTTAGCTCCAGCTGCTATTGAAGTATGTAATATGTATGCTGAAATAGATTACACATATGATCAAACGTTTGCTGATACGGCCGAAGACGAGTATTTGATTCGGCGATGTGCGGAGCGTGGAATTACTCCAGATCCTGCTACTCACGCGATATTCAAGGGTGAATTTAACATGGATGTTCCAATAGAATCTCGTTTTTCTCTAGAAGACTTTAACTATGTAGTTAGAGAAAAAATTAGTGAAGGAATCTATAAGTTGGAATGTGAAGCTGAAGGGGTGGGTTCAAATTCCTTTTTAGGACCTTTGATTCCTGTTGAGTATATCGACGGTTTGACCATCGCAAGATTAACAGAGTTATTAGTTCCTGGTGAAGATGGAGACGATAACGAATCCCTTAGACGAAAATATTTTAATAGCTTCAATTCTCAAGCTTTTGGGGGGAATGCGGCTGATTATAAAGAAAAGACGAATAAGCTTCCCGGTGTTGGTGGTGTGAAGGTCTACCGAGCATGGAATGGTGGGGGGACTGTTAAACTGGTCATCATTAATTCTGATTACCATAAACCAAGCGCAACTCTCATTGCCGATGTCCAAACAGGTATTGATCCTTTAGAAAACCAAGGAGAAGGAGTAGGAATAGCACCAATTGGTCATGTAGTCACTGTAGATGGTGTTTTGGAGGCGATATTAAACATTGCCACCGATGTAACATTACAAGATGGCTGGACTTGGGATGATGTAGAATCATCTTTTTTTTCTGTAATTGATGATTATTTTTCTGAGCTCGCCGAGACATGGGCCAAATCTGATAACCTTGTGGTCCGCATTAGTCAAATAGAAACAAGATTGCTAAATGTAACAGGAGTCGTCGATATCATGAATACGACAATTAATGGAGCTCAACAGAACATAATACTGGATGCGGATAGTATTCCTGTAAGGGGTGGTGTTAATGGACAGAGAAATTGAATTATTACAGTACCTCCCTCCCGTTTTACAAGAAATAAAAGAGTATCAAATACTGACACGTGCTGAAAAGCAGGATATTAATGAATTATCAGCTGCTATAAAACAACTTAAAGATGATCAATTTGTAAGCACGTCAACTTTAGTTGGTGTTCAAAGACGTGAAAAATTAATGAGAATCACACCAAAAGGTACGGATACACTTGATGAAAGAAAGTTCCGGATATTAGTTAGGATGAATGAGCAGTTACCCAATACATTACGAACACTCGCAAGGCAGCTCATTAATCTTTGTGGTGAAGATGGCTATTCGTTAGTGCTAGATCATAACAACTATATATTAAAAGTTCGTATAGCTTTGACTGCAAAATCAAATTTCCAAGCTGTTGAAAATCTACTGGATAGGGTAGTGCCAGCAAACTTAATCATTGATTTAAGCTTAAAATACAATCAATATAGCGCGTTAAGCAAATTCACTCACGGCCAACTGAGTAACTATACGCATGAACAATTAAGAAATGAGGTGTTTAATTAATGCCGACAACAACTCCTAATATTAAACTCACTAAACCAGGTCAAGATGAATTTTATGATGTGAAAGTTACGAATCAGAACTTGGATAAAATAGATACTGAGTTTAATAACATTCATGTTCAGGTTGAGAATATTGAACAAGATCTTGCTAAACATCAGGCGGATGATGCGAAGCGCATCAAAGTAAAACAGGGTATTACCATTGCATCAAATGGATGGCTGCTTAATCAATCCACTCAACTGTACGAATATAAATTAAATGATACGGATATCTTTGCAAATACAGTTGTGGATGTAAATATAAAAGTTACTGATTTAGAAAAAGCGAGCGATCTAAAATCAGCTAACGAGTCGTTTAATGGGTATGTACAACTGTATGCGGAGGCGAAGCCTACCGAAAATATTAGCTGTGATCTAAAGATGATTAGGCAGGTGTTTTAGATGGCTATTGGAAGAGTTAACACAGGTAGTTCTGGAAGCAAGATTAAAGGACAAGGTGAATATATAGGCACGTATATTGATGACATTAATAAAGGTGATTTGGTTACAACACGGAGGTACTTCGGTTTCGACGATATGTATAAGCTTCCGAATCCAGTTGTAACGATGACAGCCTCAACTTATAGTGTAGGGATAAATAGTGATGCGTCTATAATCGTTTACGGCACGATGGGCACAAGTAACTTACAACCGCACAAACGTATAGGCGATGAACTTGTCAAACTACCAGTAATAAGTGGTGTGTCCAGCCAAACCGTAAACGCTATTAAGTTCAGTATTGACGACAAGTATATGTTTGTCGGTTATAGTTCGTCACCCTTTCTGAAAATTTTTGAAGTTAATGGGGATACATTTAAGGAGATAAATTCCTTTGATGCGGTTACTAGTAGTGTACTTGCGATAGAGTTTAGTGGGGATGGCTCGCAGGTTTTTATAGGAACAACTAGCGCCCCCTACTTGCAAGTGTACAACATTATTGGTTCTGAATTTAGAAAAGGCGACCCTGTTGCTAACACCCCAACGACACAAGTAAGGGATTTGTCTTTAAGTGGTGATGGAAAAACTTTGATAGTGGGACTTAGTAGTTCACCTTTCTTATTTGCGTACGATAGGATTGACGGTGTTTTAACACGCGTTACTAATATAGACGCGATGACTTCTGGATCAGGTCAAATGGGCTGGGGAGTAGCAACTTATCCGGATGGTAGTATTTTCGTAGTTGTACACAGGTTCTCGCCGTATTTAGAAATGTATAAAAGGGACGGTAACTCGTTTAAGAAGTTACCTAAACCGCCGTTGACGATAAACGGGGCTGGAAACGCTTGTTCATTGACTAGCGATGGGCAGTATTTAGCGGTGTCATCAGAAGGTTCTCCATACATGTACATGTTTAAAGTAGAAGGGGAAAGTTTGACCCGATTATCTAATCCAGCCATTATTCCTATGGGCGAAGGTAAAGGCATTTCATTTGCAAGAAACGCCCCTTACCTAGTGTATGGTCATGATTCATCTCCATATATGACTGTTTTTAAGTCTGACATACTAGGAGAGTATATCCATAAGTATAGCGGATTCGGAGATTTATCGAAGGGAAATTTCGTAAACTTCGGAGTAGCTAAATCTCCTGGTGCAGCAAATAGTACTAATAAAAAAATTACAACTATACCAATTAAATAACGGGGGTAAATGAAATGAAGTTTTATTTACAAGTACAAAAAGACGGTCTGATAACGGACGCGATTACGTATCCATACGGCAATTACATTGAATATGAGGTGGAACATTTGCCGCCCGGTGTGAATGGCGGTTGGTTCAAATTAGAAAATGGTGTGATTGTTGAATATCCCGAATTAAAACCTAAAACAGAATCAGAAGAAATCGCGGATCTAAAAAACCAAGTAGCAGATCTTTGGGAACTAATCTTATTCGGAGGTAATGCATAATGAATGAAATAAAATTAAGAGGTTACAAGTTCCTTATTGAAATGAACCGAATAACGAATGATGACGTGCCAGAACCATATAAAACAGCCATCTTGGACGAGCAAGTTATTACGGAATAGGAAGATTATATGCAGTAACCAAAACACCCAATGAGGTGTATTTTTTATGACCTTCTTTTCAAAAAAATAAAGAGGTGAGATCATGCCGAAAAGAGTAAAAGATTTACTATTTACTTATTTATATGGAGTAGAGGTGCCACTTCCTCAACATGAGGGGCAGGATGGAGAATTTGAAATCACGGGAGAAAATAATCCTTTACCAGTTAAATTGACAGGTGGGCAGAGCGTTACTCTTCAAGCTGGTGATATTACGCTTGGTGATCTACAATTTAAAATTCTCGATTTTACTTTCCACAATGCCGCAATAACCGTGGCTAATGGAAATGAATTTGAAGTGTTGGCATTCAAAGATATAACGATTGATATTTACGGAACATCAACAAATCGAACAATCTTATTTGAAGCAGCAGGACCTAGTGGAGTTTTCAAACCCATCCAAGGGGTCAAAAATGATGACTTCGCTATGGGTACGCAAACAAGTGGATCTAATGAATCTTGGAGTTTTTCCATTACAGGACAAAAGAAATTCCGTGTTCGTATATCAGCAATTAGTGGTGGGAATGTAACAATTAAAGGAACGGCGGTGGCATAATGGCAGATATAATCGCAAGAGGAATGGCAAAGAAAATAGACGATAAAGTAGAAGAAACTAATAGACAGTTGGCCGAAACTAACCGCCGAGATCAAGTCCTAACACAAGGTTTACAAGTCCTGCAATCTGACCAGAACGCACCACTCGATGTGCGTGTGGAAGGTTGTACGAGAGTTCCAATGCATAACACGGTACTTTCTCCTGGTAGCTATTACGTCCTTGCCGACAAACGAACGAAGCTGAAATGGGCAGATGCTACTATTACGACTGGTGTAGCGAAATTTACTGCAAAAGCAGAGCGTCCTACGATTATACGTGTGGCTAATTTTGAGTCTAAAATTTCGGGGAGTGCGGTGGAGAATCCGCATATTGCGAAAAGAGGACAAGGTTCAGCCCTTTTGACACCTTCTTCTGGTGCATTTGTTGAAGAAATAACGGGTTCTAATGGCTACGCTGATATACAATCATTAAACGGAATCACTAGGGCAATGAGCGCTGGTATAAAAGACAATATAGCTCAACAACTATTCTCCTTTGATATCATTCAAGAAATCGAACGCCAAATCGGACGTATCCCTAGATTGACGATTACTTATAAGGTGCAGTGGTTGAAAGATAATATCGCGAAGTTGTCTGCTAACTGGCATGGATTTGGTAGTAGTGTTGGTGGGAATAAGGCAACAGTAGCAATGTGGAGTAATGATGCAATGAAATGGTATGGGAACATTTCAAGCTCTTCTCCGAACATCACGAAAATAACAAGACCAGTGTCGACTCAAGCGGACATAAACGTAGTTATTAGTGTAGACGGTTTCGTCCACTTCCTAGCCTATGCTGAACCAGCAGGAGAAAGTAGTCCGGGTATGGTTGTCCCTTCGACGATATCAACCGATATGGTAGAGCTCGAAATCGAACTAAAACCCGAAGCTATTCTACACGACCCACGGGTACCTCTTTTCGAAGTTGATAAATCGGAGTACGACAAATTACTCGTGAATTATGATGAAAACACTGTTTTATCTCGTTATCCACGAGTTGAAGGTACGAAGCATTTGCAGGGCGTTTATGTAATGGCTGAAGGTGCGAATCTATTCCCGGCTTTTTATGAAGCTGATATTATTAGCGCCAGCGCAAGTGTTAAAGCACCGTATGAAGTAGAATTTACAAATCCATCTGCGAATCAAGAAATTAAGTTTATGAAACTTCCAACTATAAAGAATCAAGTTTACACATTTAAAGTTAATTCTATTTCTAATGGTGCAGTAAGAATTTATGTTCGGGATAAAAACGGAATTGAAATAACTAAAATCATTTTAACGGGTGAACAGTTTGTCACTTTCACAGCAACTAGCGAGATAACTGAGGTAACCTTCCGGGCGGTTGACTCCGGAATAAAATGTACCTTTAAAGATCCAATGCTCACACTAGGATCAACAGCCAAGCCACATGTCCCAAGAAATCCATCTTATCTTTTTGCTAACGTCAAGCTAGGACAAATTGGCGATAAAAAAGATATTTTAATGTACGATAATGGGGATTGGAAAGTCAGACGTGAAACAACACTTGACGTAATATTGGATGGGAGTTTGCCGTGGGCTTTTAGCGCGAATAAAACAGGATTCAAGGCGTTCGCATTTACTAATCCAACTAACATCATTGCGTCAAGTAATCAATTTAAACTGAGCAAGTATAATGGTTCAGTTCTTAATGGATTAATCGGTGACACAACATCATCGGATAACTCTTATACAGGGGCAAGTAGTTTAGTTATTACCGTTTCTAATACTGATACTGGATTTACAGAATCTGTGGCACCAACATCTGATGAAATCAAAGCCTACTTCAACGGCTGGCAAGTGAAGACTGTTGATGCTAATGGTAAGCCTACTGCATGGAAATCTATCGTAGACGGTTCGGATGCACCAACGCAGACTCTTGCTTATGTGAAGACGAATATGGCACCTAATTACACGCCTTATAAATTGTCGTATGTTTTAGCTACTCCTGTTACGGAAGTTGTAAATCACTTAGTCGAGGGTGATATTGCGGTTAATGGGCTGACTCAGATCGAGGTTGGTAGTGGGGTTATTGTGCGGGAGAAGGTTACGCCTGTAATAAATGGTGTTAATTATCTTTTGAATTATATTTCCATGCCTACAACACACTTTAAAAATACACCATTAAGAATTGTTGGATTGTATAAAAATGGTCAACGAGATACTAAATGGCTTATTGGTGTGGACTCATCTTACAAAAACAATATTCGAATATACATTCCACAAGCAGACTTCGATCCAGCATCAGAATACACAGTAACCTACATCGCTCTAGATAAAGAAAAATTAACCACGAATTCTGTTTCTGTTCCTGTTAGTTGGGCTGGATCACTGCCAAGTGCGGTTAAGGATATTGCGAATAAGCAGAGTGATATTGCTACCACGGTAAGTGTATATTCCAAGTTGATATACGATATGCTTGTTCGCATGAAAGCAGGTGGAATCTAATATGGAAGAATTACTACAACGTGTACTAGACGAATTAGGAAAAACACAAGATGAATTCGATAGAGAAGTTGAAAAACTAAGAGGCGAAACAGACCAAGCGAAGAAGTTAGAAACACTTAAGCAGCAACAAGAAGAAACCAGTACTCTACTACTAGAATTCATGGAACATATTGCAGGAGGTATGTAACAAATGGCTATACTATCTTTTATGACAACATCATACGCACAAAACGTGTACATCTATGGAGCCAGAAAATTTGATGGTGGAGTTCCTGTCGAGTATCACGCATCTGTTAAGGAACATGCAGCCACAAAGTATTATGATTGGCAGATTAAAGAAGCGTATGACAAAGCATACATTACTGAAGATGAATATGTGGAGACGATGAAGATTAAGAATCCTGATTGGGAACTTCCAAAACCGAAAGTTGAAACTCCGATAGTACCAGAGGAAGCACCTACTGAGTAAGGTGTATTTTTTACGCTCTCATTTTTATAAAATTATTTGATATACTATTTATTATTTTATAAAAGAAGTGAGAGTGTAAAATTTGAAGGCTTTGAACATATTATTTTATTCATTAACAGTAGGAATATTACTGTTTTTAACCATTGCTATATTACCTGAACTTGAGTTTATAAAGTCTCTAAAATTCAATGTATCAAAGTGGATTTGGATGATCATCGCCACTATTTTTATATTAATAGTTAAAGAAAAAATGTGGATTAAAGTAGTTTCATTAATCTTAGGTTTAGTTTTTTATATGTTAATTATTATTTTGTTTGTGTCTTAGTTGGTGGAAACTGTCTAGTAGTTTCACGAAAAAATAAGCAAGGAAAAACCCGGTCAATTAATTGTCCGGGTTATTTAAATCGTCTATATATTACGGAATCGGAATATATGGACACGATGTGAATTGAGGAATCATCTATTAGTCAATAATTCTCAATAAAATAGTGCATTTACAGGAGTAATTATTACTAATAGGATGAAGTTGTTGTGGCATAACAAAGCGATGGTTAAATTCTTACCCATTGTTGAAAATTATAGTAATCTCCTTCATAATATAATGAGGTTTGGAGGAGTTTGAATTGTTCGCAAACATTTTTCAACTTTCTGCTGGTATTCTGTTAGGGATTGCCAGTTTTATTGTTACAGACACATTTCAATTTCCTGTTTTCGGAAAACAGTTACCAGGATCATTAGAGCGATATAAGCAAACTTGGTTATTACGGATTGGTTTAATTTTATTAGTTATAGGCTATATATTTCCGATTTTAGATTTGGATTCCTTTTATATCGAGGATTATTTTGAAAGAATCATATTTAGTTTTGTATCGGTAACTACCCTTGTAATCAATGGGTATATTATTGGATCTTTATTTGCTGAAAAAAATCACAAAAATGCTCCTGTAGTTGGTGACGTTGAATTAATAAAACCAGGAATGGTGGCTTTAGATTTTAGCGAAGAAAAGAATGAAAAACAATAAATGTTTTGTTTAGTAAGAGTCCTTTTCTAGGGCTCTTTTTATTTTGAGAAAAAGAGGTGAAACATGGAGAAAGCTATTTTTTCAACAGCGTTTGGTTTTTTATCATGGTTAATTGGGGGATGGTCGCTTTTGTTGACTGTCCTTTTAATTTTGAATTTTTTAGACTTCATAACTGGAATGGCTGCATCCTGGGGGGATATCAATAGTAAACGGGGCTTTCAAGGCATCATCAAGAAAGGGCTCATGTGGGTTTGGATTGTCATTGCTAACCTTATCTATTTAATCTTAGGCGAACAAGGCTTAGAAGCAGGACAAGTTATTCCTGATGCAGTGACAGTAATGTTCATATTAAACGAAATTGTGTCGCTTAGCGAAAATAGTGCCCGATTAGGTGTGGATATGCCTGAACCAATTAAAAAGGCTTTAGCAATATTTCAAAAGAGGGAAGGAAAATAAGCTGTCCACACGGATGGCTTTTTTAATGCATACAAATAAAAATATGAGGTGATAAAGATGAAAAAAATTAAAATTGATTCAGGCCACGGTGGAAAAGATTCGGGTGCAGTTGGAAATGGATTGCTAGAGAAAAATCTCACTCTGGATATCTCAAAAGAAATGAAAAAGTATCTTGATGAAAATTATACAGGGCATGAAACGACTCTTACAAGGACAACAGATATCTTCATAGAACTATCAGAACGCGCCAACATTGCAAATAGAGACGGTTCAGATGTATTTATCTCCAATCACGTGAATGCTGGTGGTGGTACTGGATATGAGTCTTATATATACACAAAGCCAAGTTCAGGTTCAGTGAAATTACAAGAGAGTGTTAATGCTGAAGCTCTTGCTACTGCTAAAAAGTACGGATTAGGTGCTCATGGTATAGACAACAAACAAGGAAATTTAGCTGTTGTTCGTCAAACTAATATGCCTGCAGTATTAACTGAAATTGCTTATATTGACTCAAAAGATGCTGAATTGCTAAAGAATAATAATTTCATCAAGGATATGGCTGCTGCATACGCGAGAGGAGTCGCAAAATATTTGAGTTTGCCAGTTAAGAAAATGCCAGTACCAATGGAGGAATCAAAAGTGGTAGAACGAGATATTAACAAAGTAAGTCCTTGGGCTGAAAAGAATTGGGAAGAGGCTGTAGCAAATGGTTACTTTGATGGAACAAGACCTGGGGCAACAATAACGAGGGAAGAAGCTGCGGTTGTTATTAATCGTCTACGAAGTAATTTTTTAAAGTTAATTGGCAATAATACAAATGATATAAAGGCGCTTGAAGCAAGGCTACAGGAGATTGAAAAAGAAGATAAAAAATAAAAAATCTTACTCAATTAATGTTTGTTTCTTTGTAGAATGGGGTAAATAATAAATACCCCTGTGATCCATATGCTTAAGCCCTTCTCTTAATTGAGAGGGGTGAATTTTTTGTGTATAAAGCTAATATAGTTGGTAATCATAATAACGTGCCTGTCAGTACACGCAAGAACGAAACAAAAATAAGACAAACAAGGAGCCCTTCTCTTAATCGAGAGGGGCTTATCCTGTTGAATCTTTCTGCAAATATAACCTTAACAATTCCTCAGTTCTATTCCTCAATCGCGGATTGAAATAATTATGATGTTCTTCGACGCCTTTGTATATAAATGAGTACATCGTGAAATCAGCATCTCTTTTAATTTCTGCTAGTTTAATTTTTTCCTTATGTAAATGGTCCTCGGCATTTTTTAAATCTTTCCGTACAGTCACAATTGCATTCTCAACTATATCCACATAGGGTGATTTTATTTTAAAAGATCCTTGTTCAATCAAAACTTTATCTCGTTCCAGTATTTTAAGCAGCATTGGTAAATACAAAGCTGTTTCTATAATTTCTCTGTCATTCTCAGGAATCCTAGTCATGGTTATACCTTTCTACAGCTACTACACAATCGAGTTCAATCTTAATGTCCCCGCTTAGTAAATCCAGTATTAAATACTTCATTTGCCTATCTACTTTGCTAACAATACCTATATTATTGACTAGTTTATCAGCCTTCCAATAGGTAATACGAACGGGCAAAGTGTAGTTGAGGGATTCCATTACTGCAATACCGATTTGTTTATATACTTGCTCCTCTAACACCGTCTTCTTTAAAATTTCATTTCTTATCAAATAATCATCTCCTTTTTTATTATTATATACAAACAAATGTTCGAAAACAACTTGAAAACAAACGAACGTTCGTATAAAATGATGGTAATAAAGGAGTTGGTAAAATGTTGGGATTATTCATTGCGTCACTAGAAAAGCAAATACCTGTAGAAATTATGTATATGAATAACAAGGGAGTCGTTACAGATCGTCTAATTATCGTAAAGGGGATAGATGAGAAGTTCATTCGTGCTTATTGTCTTAAGAAAAGGCAACCAAGATTATTTATAAAATCCAACATTTTATCAGCTGCTAAACCACGGATAAGAAAAGGAGTAAATCATGCTTAATAATCTTACAACTAGACAACAGAGTATATTTGACACAATCAAAAATCATCTTTCAAATAAAGGATATCCACCTTCAATTAGAGATATCGGAAAAGAAGTGGGCTTGAAATCATCTAGCACAGTCTCAGGTCATTTAGTTAAGCTAAGGGACAAAGGGCTAATTGATTGGGAGGAAGGGAAACCGAGGACGCTACATGTAATAAGTAAAGAGGATAATGAAGTCCTTGTTTAAATAGATAATTTGCATAAAAAGAGCCCTTCTCTTAGTTGAGAGGGGCAACGTATATCTGTTAATATAAAATAAAGAATTCAGAAAAAAGGATAAATAAGTTTGTTGTAGAATAAATTAATTTAGCAAATTAGGTTTAAAATAAATCATTGGGGTAGTATACTTTACAAGTTGGAATAGGCATTTTTTTAAGTAATATACTATAGATTTTTAGAGGAGTTTTTTTATGGATGAATATGGAAAAATATTCCGTAAGTATTCTAATGATAAACTGAATATTTGCATGGAATCCTATAATCCAGATGTAGAAAAATATCATGAAGTTATATTAAGAATGAAAGCCAAAAGTTATAAACAAGTAATCATTAATTCAGAACTAATGATAGAAATACTAAATGCGGTTATTATGAACGAAGGGTACATATTAGGTATAAACTTCACAGATAATACAGACGAAAATTTAAAAATAGATGTAAAAAATTTCGTGTTAAAAATTAGAAAAGATCGTTTGCAATTTATAAATTTAAAGGAACTCTTAAAATGGGCTCTAGATAATAACTCTATAGATATTTTTAATATTGAATTATATTATAACAAAATCCATTATACTGTTTATTCAAACGGATTGATAATGGGTAATAAATTGAATTTAATTTTCGAAGATATTATTGAGAAAGTTTTAGATAATTACTTATCATGACAGAATTAAAAAAAGATATACAAAAAGAATTTAAAAATTATTTGAAAAATCTGATAGTTCTTATTTTCACAGTAATTCCTCTCTATTTTGAAATATCACTTGCAGAAAAGTTCATTAATTCACAAAATGATAAACTCCTATGGTTTATGGATTTGGGTATTTATAATTTTATTTTTTCAATAATTGCATCTACATTCATGTATTTTTATTCTTCTTTAAAAACAACAATTGAAATTAAATTGTTTTATACTGAAGATAAACTTAAAAATGTAAAGATAAAACATAATGAAAACAAACAAATAATATTAGAAATTACAGCTAAAGGTAAAAGGAAAAACATTCCTGGTGAAATGGTGTTAAATTATCCTGATTGGTTAGATATGCAAATAAAGGGCCGACCTTATTTGACCTCACTAGATGAGCAGAATCAATATGTTTTAGATTTGCAAAAAATGTTCAATCAACAAAAAGAAATCAATCAAACCAAGGAAATAGCTATTGATTTAATTGGTAATGGCAACCCTGAAGAAAAAAATTCAATTGAGATTATCCCTGAGTTAACAAAGGGAAATAGAAATCCTCTAAGAAGAGTTAAATTTCAAGGATTGAAAATAGAAATAAAGGGGAATTGAGCATGTCTTTATCTAGGTGGTCAGATAATACAGAAAAATCTATGGAAGAAATAATATCAAATATGCTGAATTACGAAGAATGGAACATATCAGTTACAGATCCATTAACTGATGAAGATTTACGTTACAATATTACGAAGGCTTTTGAAAATAATAAAGTAATAGAGTTAAATGGCGCAGAAATTAATTACAATATAATAAATTATGAATATGAAAGAGTTAGAACGGGAGAAGAATCCAATGAAATGCGTTCCTCCAGAATACACTCAATAGCAGGTTACATAATTGTTTATTCTGATAATGTAAGAACGCAATATATTACTAATAAACCTAATAATGACACTACAAAAACTGTTTTAAGGAAAATAAATAATTATACTAGTCAAGGAGAAATTAAAAGTAACCCCTTTCAAATAACTGAGGATTTCTTTATCTGGATGATTTCTAAAGTGTTAAACTCTACTAATGAGTCTATCGATGAGTCCTCACATCTAGTTATAAAAAAGATTGTTGGGTTCAAGGGGTCATCACATGATCAGTTGGCCGAAGTAATTGGATCCGGAAACCGAATTATGAATGCACTAAGTACCCTTGCATTTCTTTTTGAAAACGAAGAAGTCACATATGTAAAGCCTGTTATAGAGTATAAAAGTCATACGATAGAGCTTTTTTTAAAGCTAAGTGGATCTATTGACATAAATTTTGAAAATTACTTAGGGGACTATTTTATGGACCCACCCGAAGAATTAACTGCAAAAGTGGTTTTAATGGTTGCGCTAGAATCTATTCCGAATATTATAGATAGTTATGGTAATGATATCGCTAATGAAAATTGGTCGATTAACCAAAAAATTGAATTAATCAAGGGTATTGGAGAGAGTATACAGGCTAAAGTTAATGAAAAAGTAAGTCGATTGTCAAATACAGGAGATTTTTAAGGAAATTCGTAAATGTGTAGTGTAAAAGCCCTTCTCTAATCGAGATGGGCTTATTTCCCCTTTTAAAACTCCTTCGCGTCCACAAGATATCCCCATAATTCTTCTACACTCTTATTCAAAGTACGGCCAATCTTTAAAGCTACAGGTAAAGTAGGCACTGATTTTCCCCTTACAATTAAACTGAAAGTTCCTTGTGAGATACCTGCCTTTTTAGCAATAAACCCCTGTTTAATTCCGTTTTCTTTTAAGATCATTTGTAATTTCGTCTCCATATCATCACCTGTATTTAATGTTCAACAAAAAAACTGTTTGTCCTTTAAAAATAATTGTTTTAGGACAAACATCACCCTTAATATACATTTATCAATACAGAAACAGCTTCACAATACTATTCGTCTTACATATTCATTCTCAAATACACCTAGCGAACATGTAAGTGAATCTTACAAGTTTAGTCATATCAACAGATTGAACACTTCTTTTAGAATTCGTTTACGGTGAAGCTATTTATTATAAATAATAAACGAGGTGAAGAAATGCTGTTTGAAATTCTCTCTACTTCTGTTGCTGCTGGATTGGTTGGAATGAGCTATTTGAAAACATCACAATTGGATGATGGAGAAAAGATTAAGAAGATTGCTTTTAATTGTGGCCTCTACGTGAAAGAGGGGAAGGAGATCAAAGCTATGCAATTGTATAGAAAGAAAAAGCGCGATTGGGGAATGGAATACATTTACCGAATACCACTAGGCTTATCTCTCGCTGATTTTAAGAAGAGAACTGAACATCTAAGGGATGGGCTAAACAACAGGAAGAATCCTATTGATTTGCAAGCATTTTTACAAATTGATTTCAAAGAAAATCTTTTACAGCAAATAAAGCAAATCTTTAAGTATCGTTATGTATCTGATAAGGATATTGAGCTTAGTTATGACGGTATGCTTCATATCAAGGTACTGGATCGACACATGCCTAACCAAATATATTTCGAAGAAGCTATGCTTGGTCAATGTATCGACTGGGAAATTCCTTTGGGAGAATCAAGATATGGTTTTCTACATCATGACATGGAGCGTGGCCATATCACACTAGCTGGGGCAACCAGGAAGGGGAAAACCGTTTTTCTTAAGCTCCTTATCACTTCGTTGATAAACCAAAACCCAGATAACACAAAGCTCACTCTAATTGATTTAAAAGGAGGTCTTGCCTTCTCAAGATTCAAGAATGCGAAGCAAGTAGAAATGGTTGCTACGGACTTAGATAGCGCCTTGGTTGCTTTGAAGCAGGTAAAAAAGGAAATGGAGCAGATGAAAGGATGGTTCGATAAAAATGGATGCGAAGACATTAAAGAAGCTGGGATTGATCTTAGACATTTCATTATTGTTGATGAAGCAGCACAAATCTCGCCAAACATCCTCACAGGGAAAGAAGAAAAGGAAAAAGCGCGGCAATGTGAAGAAGCGCTCTCGGAAATAGCTCGTATTGGAGCAGGGCTAGGATATCGCCTCATTTACTGCAGCCAATACCCTACGGCAGACGTTATGAACAAACAGATCAAACAGAATTGTGATACGGTCATTACTTATAAATTGCGTGATGCAGTTGCTTCACGAGTGGTCCTTGATGAGTCCGGAGCTGAATCATTACCAGTTCCAGGGCGGGCCATTTATAAGACACCAGATGGTGTACAGATCATACAGACTCCATTTATTGAAAATAAAACAATCGAGAAAATCATTAAACCTCATATCGTTATCAAAGCTAGGAAGGAGGATGCCATCATTGAAGAACCAACAACGCATCGAGGAAATACTTTTGAGCTTGAAGAAATGTGATTACTTATCAAGAGAGCAGTTACAGAAAATGCACAATCTTGGTCAAACTCGAAACGCTCAGCGATTATTAAGTAGCATGGAAGAATATATTTCTCATTTTACTGAGGACCGGAAGAAAATTTATTATCTTAATGCAATTGGCCGCGAAGTGGTGCAATCCGAAAAAGTTCGGAAGAAAACAGCGATGATCCATCACTATCTAATGCGAAATGATCTATATATTCATATGAACCGTCCGTCATCCTGGAAGAATGAAATCAAAATATCGATCCCGGATACCAAACTATCTATAGTTGCAGATTCCGCATTCATCTCCAATAAAATACACCACTTTGTCGAAGTCGATTATCAACAATCCATGAAGAAGAATGTTGATAAGATAAATAGATATAAAAAACTGTCCACAATTAATTCACAGTTTGCTCTGATATGGGTGACGAAAACTCCTTATAGAAAAAAGAAACTTGAATCACTGTGTACCGGACTAAAAGGAAAGGTTTACTTATGGGAAGATATTAAATAAGGGGGCTTCATGATGAAAACACAAAGTATGTCAATTAGTGAATTTATGTCCGGCTCATATAAGAAGGAGAAAAAGAATTTCATATCTTTAAGAGCAGCTGCTACGATATCAGTGCCTTTCCTACTATCTCCTTTGCGTGCCTTTGCGTCAGGACCTGAAGCTATTACAGTAGGGGCTACACAGTATATCGGGGAAAAGACTTTAGAAACAATTGCGCACGCTTTGGATCCACTAGTAGATTTAATGGTAGCTTTAAGTTTTCCGGTTTGTTCTGTCATTATAGTTGGAGCTTGTTTCTTCTTCATGCTTGGAAAAAGCGATAGAGCTTGGAGTAGCATTCAGAACGCCGGTTTGGGTTATGTACTAATTCAAATCATGCCTCTTTTATTGAATGTGTTAAAAGAAGTTGGGGGTGCAATTTAA